ATGACCATCGACATAGTTGCCGAGGAGTTCAGGCCGGCAAAGCTCTCTGTGAGCTGGGCGGACGAAGCAATAGAAGAACTTCAGCAATTGACAGCGGAGTTCTTCAATAATGACGCTTCACAGGTGATCACAGAAGCCGATCCAAGCACTGGCGGGTATCTTCAAAAGCTTCAATTGGTTAAACCTATTCCTAGTAGATTACATAGGAAGGCAACAGAGGCTCTTCTCAATTTGCGTCACTCATTCGATCAAGCGATGTATGCGGCGCGGAACCTCACAACAGGCGTTGATGACGCGCACATCTACTTTCCTTGGGCAAATGGACCTAAGGACTTAGAGGGACGCTTGACCAAACAGAAAATCGATAAGCGTCTGTGGGAAGTGCTAGCAGGGCATGAACCGTTTGGCACATCAGATACTCACATAGGAGGGGACGATCTAATAAGAACCCTCGCTAAATTGGCGAACGATAAGCACACGGTCGGCCTGGCCGTAGATGCTCACATCGTGCAGACCAGATTCCCAAACATTGCTGGCCACAAGGTGGAGCACCTAGAACTGTTGATGCCCAGGTGGGACCCGGCGAAATGTGAGGCTGTGCTTATGCGTTGGAAGGGGACGGTTACGATCGAAGGCGACTACAACGTCTCTTTCCAGATTGTGTTTCAATCGCCTAGAGGGCCTCTGGGCGCGCTCTCAGGCCTGCACCATTTCGCCGCAAAGGCAAGTGCAGTGATCGCCAGTCTTGAAGCGAAATGTATTGAATTGGGTCGTTAAGTCAGTACTGGGAACGCTATATATTGCGGACCTTGCTTCGCTTGCCTGTCGCTCTAGGTAGCGATGCTAGCGGCCGATTCGGGTTTACCCCTTCGGTCGCTTAGTACGCATTCTGGGAAACCGGCCGGATCGCATTCCTCCGGCCCAACATTGACCGCATAGTTAGGAATTTCGTGTTTATCCGCCGCTGTGACGACCCCATGCCCGGTGCTACTGCAGTCTATCGCCGTGACGACCTGGAGGGCAACGCAGATCCCTGCATTGACTCCGCTGTTGAACTCGATCCACGCATTGCCAGGCCCAGCGGGGGAAGGGGCTGAGGCGAGAGGCGAGTGCAGTGAATGGATGACTTCAGTGTCTTTCATCAGGCCGGCTATGGCGTCCATCAGTAGGCACTGCTCGAACTCGGTAGGGGTGTGGCAACCCTCATTAATTCGAAGCTCATACCGGTGCGGATAGTCGACAATGGCCGCTTGTACGGCTTTCCAATCTCTGGGTGGCGTGTGCCGGGGCTGTCGATAATGGCGCCCATGAGACTGCTAAGAGCTTCATCGGCGCTGGTTTGGGATTCGGGGGCGCTAGGGCGGAAGCTCGTTCGGTATGAGGTGGGATCCGGCCGGTTAATGCCGATATGTCAAAGAAAGAGAAATGGACGACCTCAAATTTGAAGACTGTTGGAGACTGAATGCCTTCTGGTTAGCCGTGGGCATTGGGGCGCTTATCACCGGTTTTGTGTTTGGTTGGTGCTGGCGTGACCGGCCGGGAGCGTTGGCTGGAGTGAGAGTCCTCGACGTACTGACTGCAGTCGGCACTGTGGGTGCAACATGCGTTGCGTTGCTTTTGGCAATGATCGATGCGCAACGCAGAAAGCGTGATTCGCTGCGTAAGGCTCAACTAGTGGCGGTCATACTGCGACCTCGAGTGGTACTTATTCAAACGCGGCTCGCGCTCCTACGGTTGCGGGTTAACGCAGACCGTGACTGCCTGTCCAGATCGGAGTCTCGGTATGAAATTAGGGAAGAGATCATTTCTCCCTTAAGACAGTTGATATCTCTGACTGAGGCCGAAGCGATCGCTTCCGCCCCACAGAATTGCGGCGGTGACCTAGCCCAGCTGCTCGCGATTCTTGAGTATTTTCACGGTCTACTCGAATTGAAGGGCGAAAAAGGTGCGGACAGGTCGTTTGAAAAGCAGCAGCTAATAGATGGCGAAGCCTTGGCGAAGAGCCTTGCTCGACATTTCCGCAGCGCGAAGGAATGGATATAGCGGGAGGTAATCCTCGATTGTTGCTTCGGGCTGGCCGCGTTGGGAGTTATACGGAGCAGCCTAGATTCTCGCCTAGTACCCAGGGAAGCGCTGCTGCGCAATCGCCCTGGGCCTGCCCCAGCGCGGCCAGAATCTGCTTGCGGGACTTGACCTGGGGGCGTGTGCCGATCACGGCGACCTGTTTGCGACTGCGCTGATGCGGCGGCATCCTTACTGGCCTTGATCAGTTCGGACACTTTGGCGCGCTGCTCGTCGGGCGTCAGCTTCGCTCAGGCTTTGGCGTGGGTTAGGGTGATCTGCCCCGCCTCGATTGCAGTCTGTACCGCCTTGGGACTGTCCAGTAAGGCCAGGGTGTCGCGGACGGTGGTTAGCGTGCAGTTGTAGATGACTGCGATCTGATCCTCGCCTTTACCAAGGGCCAGATGCCGACGCATCTTCGCGGCGCGGCCCAGCGGGCTATCGGCGGTGCGGGCTTCGTTCTCACCGACGATGGCATCCAGGGCGTCCTGGCGCTTGCCGGCGTGGACAATGCCGGGGACCAATCGTGGCTCGACGCCGCGCTCGCGGCGCCACTGATTGGCAAGGATCGCGCATTTCACACGCTGCCGCCCGAACACCACCTCCGTTTCGCTAGTCTCGGGGTTCTTGGATACGCCGATGGGTTCCAGCACGCCCTGGTAGTCGATATTGCGGGCCATCGCCTCGTCCACCGGCAGATGCACCTGGGGATCATAGAGAGGGCTGGATTCATCGGTGACGAGCGTTAGCTTTTCGGGATCGAAGGTGAGCAGATTGCTCTGGCCATCCGCGCCGTAAACGTCCTTGGATTTCTTTGCCATGTCGTGTCTATTGGGAATGGTGGAGGGCCGACGGACGGCTACGGGAGGGGACCCATCCAATGACAGTCTTCTTGGTGGCCTTGCTGATGATGAGCGCTCCGTTAGCGTCCTTCTTTTCACCCCGCGTCATGACTTGCAGGCGAGACGTGCGATGCAGTTGTTGGGCGAGCGTGATGTAGTCGCGGGCAAACTGCGGAGCGTCGAAGGCGCCGGATATCTGTACGGGAGTGGCTTTGACCAGGAGGTACTCTGTCTTGACGGCTATCCAGTCCGCCGCGTCCGCTTCCGTGATGCAAGCGCGAACTTCCTCTGTCATCGTGGATGGGTGCTTTTCCCAGTTGCGGGCCGCGGCTTTGCGCGCCAGCGGCTCGGTCATACCGAAGACGCAAAATGCACTCATGCTCGTTCTCCGTCAGGTTCTGCAGTGGATCAAATAAAGCTGCTGGCAGCCGCACCCAGGCCTAACAGAATGGTCCAAGCTAGGACTTTGATTGCGGTGGAAAGGTAGGGGGTAGGGTCCCGTTCCGGCTTGGAGGGCAGGCCGCGCAGTGCTGAAACGACGACCAGCAGGGCCAGCATTTGGTGGGTTGTCATATCGGGCAGACCAAACAACGTCGGCATAATCCAGCTCCAGACCTTTGAGGCAACGAAGGCGCTGTAGAACAGGAGGATAAGGAAGCAGCCGATGAGCCCGACCAGGTTCCATGCCGCATCGCCGCGGGATTGGGTTTTCGTCTTCATTCGCGATTCCGTCATGGTCAGATGCGCTTCTCGCCGCCCAGGGCTTCGACCAGTTCTGCAAGCAGTTTTGCGAGTTCGCCGGTCATCAGCGCCATATCCGAATCGAATTTCTCGTCATCGGTCTGCATGGCCTCGCTGCCTTCCTTCAGCACGTCCAGGGGAGATACACGCTTGATGTCCAGGCCCTCAGTGAGGACGAAGGAAATGCGGTTACCGAGGCGCCGTCCCTTTTCGCAGCTTGCGGGGCGATCCCAAAAGTTCGGTGGTCATCTGGTCGCGCTCTAGAACACAGGGCTCTTTGGCGAGGCCCGCCAGCAGATCGTCGTAGATTTCACAGGTCAGGCCGGCCGGGCGCTTAAGGTCACAGGACATCTGGTGCAGGCGTAGCATGGCGGCGCGCAGGCGCTTTACCTCCCATAGGAGGGAGAGGACATCGGCGTTCCAGGGCTGACGCTCCCGGATGGCCCGGAGGTCGGCGAATGTGAGTGGATCTTTGAACGGCATGCTGGAACGAACTGGTTATGCATCCAGTATAATCCGCCTTAAATGGGGTCGATTGCGTCGGGTAGCTGGTACTTGGAATTGCCGACCTCCTGGCGCACCGGGTGCCAGGTGAATGCCGTTTCCGGCAATCCGTGCTCGAGCAGCGCGACCGCCTGGGTAAGTGGGAAAATTCGGGCCCATCCATTGAATGGCCAGATCAGCTGGCAGCGCCACCGGGCGCCGGTCATGTACGTCTACCATTCCGCCCTTTGCGTCATTCGTCACGATCGCAAAGCCATGCGCGGCGTCGAGTTCGGCCCCAGGCTCCCAGGCGGTCAGCGCAGCAAAGTAGAGCGGACCATCGCCATGGATGTAATACGGCTGCTTCGTTCCGTCCTCCAACTTGGCCCATTCGTACCAACCATCGGCTGGCACCAGGATGCGGCCCGGACCTACAAGAAACCGCCACGGTCATCCATTTTTCAGGATGGTTTCCAGCTTCGCATTGCTCATGAAATGCTTGGAGTCGGGGCGCTTGTAACCCCAGGGCAGCCGCGTAATGGCTTCCGTCCCCTCGGCGAGACGATGCATTGCCAGCGGCCTGGTGCCCGGCGGTACGTTGTACAGCGGCCCCGCTGGATCGGCGAACACCTGTGTCATGCTGCTGAAGATCCGCTCGACGTAATCGAGCGGGCCCGACTTCTGGACGATGCGACCGCACATTGGCGCCTCCAGGAGGGACAGGTGGGGGCCATTATAGTGGGCCCCCGGTAAGTTGTCGGAGCCCTCAGCCTTCTGTGCGGGGTTGGTCGATGGAGCCCCACATCCAATATTGCGGCTTGGTGATGACCACCAGAACGCGACCGTCAATGCCTTGTTCGTCGATGGCCGCCTTCACCCCTTCTGCCAAGTGCCGCTTGAGATCCCTTGCAGACCAGCGGTCCTTGGAAAACAAGCCCGTAAAGGTGTTATGAGGCACGCCGTCGTTGTGATTGCCGTCCAGCTTTACTAGCTCTTTCACAAGATCGAGATCGACCATTTTTTTGTGTACCGCTGCACGGGCCGCTTGGTAGTCCACTTCCAGGTCTCTCGCGTTTAAAAGGTCGAACGTCACGAGTGCAAACCACTTTTGCGGCCTACCCTTTGCGTTCTTCTTACGGTCAGTCATTTGAATCCCCTTGTGGGTTTGCGGAGCATGTGTACTTTTGCGGAGCAAAGAAAAAGGCCCGCAATTGCTTGCGGGCCTTGAAATTCTTGGTGGCGCATCCCTGATTCGAACAGGGGACCTGCGGATTATGATTCCGGTGTCTGAACGGGCCGGGAAGCCGCGCCGGATATAGGAATATGGTCGAAGATTGTCCAATATTTCTACGATCAAACCAAGCCTGAGGACCGCATATTTCCAGGCTTCACCGCTCCATTTTAGACAGCCGGAAGCGCCGTCTTATTCGGGCTGACGGTGCCCCGCCATCGGGCCTTCACATAAATCTCGGTGGTCCGGACGGACTCATGGCCGCATAGCACCTGGATGTCAGTCAAGGGCACCTTGGCCAGCCACATATCGGTTGCGCCTTTGCCCTTCAGGTCGTAGAAGCCGAACGGCTCGGCCAGCTTTCCCTCTTTGACCGCCTTGTACACGCGGCGGCGCAGCATGGCCGATATTCCGTCGTAGGTGTAGGCCTCGCCCTTGCGCGTGCGCACCAGGTGCAGGCCGGGGCCGAGGATAGCATCGCCGGGCGCCGCCCTGGCCAGGATCGCCTCGATTTCCGGGGTGACGCGGATGTCCACGACTTGGGCGGTTTTCGCCTGGCGATTGCGGATTACGCGCTGGACCGTGCCGTCTGCCTCGCGCTTGTTGACCAGGTTGGCGGCTGTCCAGGTGATGATGTCCTCTGGGCGCTGTAGCGTCCGGTAGATAAGGTCCATCAAGATCCGCTCGGGCTTCGAGGCCTTCGCGTAGATCAGTGCGTATTCATCATGGTCGACATATCGGTCGCGCTTCTGTTCCGGATTTCGGGCAATGCCAAAGCAAGGATTAGCCGTGGCGCCTGTCTCTGGCCGCCGCATCATCCAAGTGAAGGCCGCTGATAGGCACGCCTTTTCGCGATTGGCGCGCACCGCGCGGTTCGCGTTTGCGCCGGCGTCCAGGTACTGCGCCACGTGGTAGCCCTGGACCTGATTGGGCAACATCTTGCCGAAGAACGCAGTCAGCGGCTTCACCGCGCCTGCGTAGTCGTCGTAGGTACGCTGTGCGATCCCGCGCCGGATCTTCGGCAAGCCGATGCGCTTCTGGCAGTCCGCGACGAACATTCCCAGCCAGTAGGCCATGGTGCCGTACTCGCCGGCGGGATCGTTGTAAAGATTGCCCCGCCGCTTCGCCTCGACAATGTCGGTTCCGATCCGCTCCCATTTCCCGGTGCCAGGGTGGACGTAGTAGAAGGCGCCGTGTTTCAGGTAGACGCGGGGTGGCAGTCCCAGGTCACCCGATTTTCGCTTGCGTCCCATGCTTCCGTTGCTTGTTGAATAGTTGTTGAAGTGCTGCGTGGTCGGGCTGAGGGCCAGCCGGCGAAGGATGCGCGTCGTTTGCTGCTTCTGGTGGCGAGCCGGCCATGACGCGATCAAAGGCGGCTCGGCCGACGAGAGCACGCCCGCCGGGCTTACGGCTGACGGGGACGCCCAGGCGCTGCAAGTATCGTATCTGGGCGTGAGGTTGCGTGAGCGGCGCGCAGATCTCGTCGATTTCGGTGTCTGAGAGATAAGGTTTCATCGGGGCACCTCGTTCCATTCGCGACCGTCAAGGACGCGGCCGGCGGCCTTCTTGCCCACGCGCTCAAGGACATCGGAGCCAAAAGCAAGGAACTGGCGCGGGAATTGGTCTAGTTCGGTCGGCGCCGGCGCTCCCTCACCGAACCATCCCTCGCGCGTCGCGAGTGCATACCGACCAGGTAGTCCGGATTGGCGGACGCCGGCTCGGGCCCATTCTCCCCATTGCTTGAACAGGAAGGGAATGCCCGCCGCCTGACATTGGTCTCGTAAGCCGGTGGCCCACTGAGGATTCATCGGGCGCGCTTTCGGACCGCTTTCGCCGCCGACGATCACCCAATCCAGCACCTCGGTGGCGTGAAAGGCGGCGAGCCTGCAGGCGCGCCCCAGGTCCACCGGCCCTAGCAGTGGCTCCATGCTGAGGAAGCGCCGGCGCGCGGGCACGGCCAGTAGCTTGGGAATGTCGCGGTCGGCTTCGGCCTGGTTCACGATGGTGGCGCCCAGCCAGACATTGTCGCGCGCGGCCCAGTCGTGCGTGGGCAGCATGCGCGCCACGTTGCCGATGCGCTTCGTCAGCAGCAACCAGTCCAGGTTCGGCGTCAGCTCCATCAGGTCGAACAGATCGCGGCGCCAGGTCGGGTCCACGGCGTTGTCGAAGACGTCGGCCAAGCTGGAGCAGAACACGCGTTGGCGTCGGCCGTGCTGGGCGTAGAAAGCACCCGCGTCACTGTTCCAGGCCAAAGGCTTGCGCCAGTTGGCGGCACTGGTGCGCCTGCGGGGCGCGCCCGGGCCCCAGTTCACGGCTTGACCCCCGCCGAACCGCGCGTTACGCGCTTCTGCGTAGCAGTGGTCGCAACCGGGTCCTACCTTCTGGCACCCTTCCCACGGGTTGAAGGTGTGATCCGTCCATTCGATTTTGCTGTTCTCAGCCATATACCACGCCTCCGTCGTTGTGCTGCTTGGGGTCTAGATAGGCTCCCATGCGCATGGCGGCAACCAACGCGAATACGTCGTCGGTCCAGGAGGGGTAAGCCGGTTCGCCGCCGGCGCTGGTTTCTTGGCCATAGATCGCCCGCGTTTCCCGCGCCAGTTTGGTCAGGCGTGCAACCGCCGCCAGTAGCTCGGGCTTAGGCGACGCGATGCGGGCTGGATCGGGCTGCGAAAGAATGCCAGCCTGGCGCAGCTCGCCGTCGAGCCGGTCTATGACATGAAGGGCGATTCGCACATCTTCCCGGCGAACGTGGCAGGTATCGGACGCCTCTCCCTGGACGCGGGTCGCCGCGGCTTCGCGCAATCGCGCGATGGTTGTGTGAAAGCTCATGCTGCGAGTTCCCTCCAGGTGACGACGTTGCTTGCGGCATGGGTCAGGTGCGGCTGCACGGCGGCCGCGCGGGCCGCGGTGACGCGCATGGCCAGGTCGTAACGCATCGGCCGGCGGATGATTGGCCGGTAGGGCGGTGGCGTGACGCCGGCGCGGCTCACCTCGAGGAAGCGCCGCAGGAATGGGTAGAGCGCCTCGGGCGTGGGATCGGGGGCGATCCAGCCCATCCGCTCGGCGATCATTTCGGCAAGCTGGACGGCGGTCGTGGACTTCGTCAGCGGGGCGCCGATCAGGCGCAACTGCTCGATAGTCATCCGGCGGGCCGTCTGCATTTCGCTCGAGTGATAGCGAAGGGCGGTCATACTGCCTCCCGCTGGCGGTCCAGGACCCCGAAGTAGACGTCCATGCAGCCGCGGACGTCCGCCATCGCGCTGTGAGCGTTCTCCAGGGGCTTGCCCGTGAAGAACTGGACAGCCTCAGCAAGGTTCGGGGTCTTGTAGTGCGTGCGGCGGGCGGCCAGCATCTTCGCAGTGGGCGGTAGCTGGATGATGTTGGTGGACAGGCGCGCGGTGCACTGGGCGGGCCCAGTCTTCCAGCGCTCAAGATCCTGCTCCAGCTCGCCGGCGCGATGCTGCGCGATCCGTACGATACGCGCGTCGAAACTTTCATTGTGGGCGATGCGCTGGCGACCGCCCCACAGCTCGAGAAAAAGGGACAGCGCCAGCGATTCCGGAATGCCGACGGCGCTGGCGTGTTCGGTCGTGATGCCATGCACGGCGGCGCCCTCGTCCGGGATTTCCCAGCCATCGGGGCGGACGATCACATCCAGGCTGGCCACGATGTCGCGCGAGTCCAGGTCCACCAGGGCGCCGGCCAGTTGCACAATGTGCGGCTGGTCGGGATGATCGGACGGCTCCTTGAATTGGGGCAGGCCGGTCGTTTCGGTGTCGTAGAAGAATCCCAGGTTCATGATGATTTCCTTGTTCAAGCCGCGGCGCGCAGCTTGGGCTGCTCGGTGGTGCCGTTTTCAATCCAGAAGGTGGTGAAGGCGTCGGAGGGCGCCGGCGGCGCTGCCTTGAGCGTGCCCAGCAGGAGGATGGTGTCCATGCGGCCGTCGGCGGCCAGGGCGTCGATCAGACCAAGCGCATCGGCGCGGCCGCCCATGTCCAGGCAGTCGAAGCGGTCCAGGATCAAACAACGCAGGCCGGAAATCTCCGCCAGCGCGGCGCCGATCAGTGCGTCGGCGCGCCAGCGCTCAGACTCCGACAGCAGCCGGTAGGGCCGGCCTCCCCAGGTGATGGTCATGTCGCCGGCGACGGCGGGCGAGAGCCAACCAGCCAACTCGGCCAGTTCCGCCAGCTTGGCGTTGAACGGCTGCAGGGCTTCGGCCAGGATCTCGCCCGGGATGCCGTCGGGCGACAGCGCATCGCCGATGGCCAGCCAGGCCAGCACGTCGCCGTGGTAGCGCGTGGCGTTCGCCGTGCGCTCGGTGGCGCCGGTGGCGGCCTGCTTGGCGTTCATCAGGGCCTGCACACGCTCGTTGATCGTCTTGTGCTCGGCGCGCAAGGCAGTCACCTTGGCACGGGCCGCCTCCACGTCCGCCAGCGCGATCGCTTCGGGCTGGTTGTTTCCGCCCAGCTGCTCGGCCGCCGCTTCAGCCGCTGCGATGTCGCGGCGGTCGTTCTCGACGCTGCGCGCCATCAGGTCGCGGGCTTCGACGGCCTTGGGCAGCGCGGCGGAGGCCTCGGCGTCGCCGGTCGCGTCCAGCTTGCCGTACTGCGCCTCATAGGCATCCAGCACCTTGAGGATTCGCATATCCAGCGGGCCGGGCAGCGCCGCGTTCACCTTCTCGTCGTTGTAGGCGTCATCCAGGCAGCGAGCCAGTTCGTGCACTACCCCAACGCGCGGGCCGGATCCTGCCTTTGCCTCGAGCGCGGTGACCTGCTCGGCCAGTTTGCCGTGCTCCTCCTGGTCGAACGCCAGCTTCTGGCGCAGAGCCGGCAGCTTAGCGGCCTGGGCTTGGCGGGCCGAATGCTGATGCTGCCAGTCCGAATAGTGGGTGGCCTTCTGCTGCAGGGCGCCCAGGGCGGTGGTTGCCTGTTCGATCTTGGCTTCGACGGTGGCCAGGGTGGCGCGTTCGCCCACCAGCGCGGCCTGGTCGAACGGCGGCACTTCCGCAGCCCAGCCCTCGGCTTTCTGGCTTCCCCACTGCTCACCGGTCGCAGCCTTCCAGGCGCCCTTGGCCTCGGCGGCCTGTTGCTTGGCATACTCGGCGCCGGCCGCGAAGCCGCTGCGCAGGATGGGCTTGATCCCAGGGACTAGCAGAGCGCTGCAGCCGCGGGCCAGCAGGCGGCGCTCGATCTCGTCGGCCTTGACGTTCGTGCCGCTCAAGGTGAATAGCAGCGTGCGGCGGTCGTCCGGCTTGGCCGCCGCGAAGCGCTCGGGCGCCAGGACGTAGGGCAGGGCCGGCGACGTCGGTAGCAGGGGCTCTCCCGACTGCGTGCCCTTCGGCAGGCTGATTCCGACGGTGCCGACGTCCAGATCAAGCGCGATTGCGCCAACCTTCGCGCCGTCCGTGACCAGCGCGCCGAATTCCTTCTTCAGGCCGACCCGCTCGGGCGTGCCCAGCAGCGTCAGCCGTATGGCCTCGGCGGTGCTGGACTTGCCGGCGCCGTTCGGGCCGGCGATCAACGCTGCCGGCGTGCGCAGGTCCAGATTCACGGCACGCGCTCCCTGGAAGTTCTCGATAGTGATGCGGTTGATTCGCATGGTCGCTCCTTAGGTTCGCAGCTCGCGGCTGCCGTTGGATTGCGTGGCCGTGACCAGCCCGGCAAGCTCCATGCTTTCCAGGAGGCGAGCGGCGCGGTTGTAGCCGATGCGCAAATGACGTTGGATGAGGGAAATGGAGGCTCGGCGGTGCTTCCGCACTACCATGACGGCGTCGGTGTAAAGCGGGTCGATCGCGTCGCCGTCGCCGTCCTCGTCTCCCTCGAGCGACAACTGGCCGGCCGCCGGTGCGGCCGCCGCAGCGGCAGACTCCGGAATCTGCTTCTCGCCGCCCAGGGCGTAGACGAGTTCGGCCAGCAGTTTGGCGATCTCGCCCGCTATCAGCAGGAACTCCGCGTCAAAGACGTCTGCATCTGTGTCGCTCGCCGGGTGGTTCTCCTTCAGAACGTCCAGTGGGCGGATCTTGCGGACATCCAGGTCTTCGGTCAGTTCAAACGAGATGCGGTCGCCCCAGGTCATAGCCAGGCGCGTGCAATGCTTGCCGTCTTGGATGTGCCGGCGCACCTCAGCCGCATCGATGGAATGCTTGACGTAGCGGATCGCCGCACCGCTCTCCCCGGATGAGCGCAGCTCGGCATCCTGGTCGATGCTGAAGTTGGCCGGGGCCTCGTCCGTGGCCAGCCAACCGGTCATGGCGGACGCCGGCGACTGGGCGACATACAAGTTCTCGAGCGGGAACGGGTCGATGGACTTGGCCAGGAGGCCGATGACCATGTCCGCCTTTGACGGTGTGCTGGTGTCGATAATCAGCCAGCGCTCGATGGGATCGATCCACAGGCGGATATCGTCGTACTGAGTCAGGGCGGTCGGCAGCTTCTCGTCGATGATCTTTTCCCGGATCTCCTTCATCAGCTTCCGGCCGGGCTTGAACCCCTCGCGCTCCTCGAACTCGCGGGCGCGCGCGGCCGTGGCTTGGTTGATGGCCTTGCCGGGCAGCAGCTTGGATTCGACACGCAGCGTCAGGATGATCTTGCCGCCGACCGCGTGGGCGAGTTCGGCGCCATCGCGCGGCGGGACCCAGCCGACCGACTGCAGCTGCAGCTCGCCGGCGGGCACGTAGGCGTGGGCCTCCAGGCTCTGGTTCAGGCCCTCTAGGTTCCAGAAGGGCTGGACGGAGGTGAGCCGGTAGATCTTGGCGTTCTTGAACATGATGGCGTCCCTTTAATCCGGCGCGACCATGCGGCGGCGGGTGGTGCCGGCGGGGCGCTGTTGCTGCTGCGCCTGCGCTTGCTGCTGGGCGTGCTGCTCAGCCTGCCCGACCATGGCAAGACGGCGCTCCTGGTAGATCTGGTGCAGGCGCGCGCGCACGCCCAGGTCGTTGACGCCGTCGATGGAGTCGCTGGCCAGGTCCAGAACATCCAGGGACTTGGCATTGACGATCTGATGTTCGACCTTCTCCGGGTCCAGGCCCAGCTCCTGGGTGCCGGCGCCCGGCTGCTTCTCCTGAGCGGCGGGGGCGGCCGATGCCGCGCCCTGCGCCGGGTTACCGGCCTCGGCTTGCGCCTTCGCGGAGGAGGTATCAGGTTTGGCGGCGGGTTCGCGAGGTTCCAGGTCCGTGGCATCAGCCTTTGCACCTGTCGGCTGGCGCTGGGCCGTCGGAGCGGTGCTGCGCAGTTCGTCCACGTTGACGCTGATCGTGCCGTCAGGCCCGGTGGTCGCTTCGATGATGTCCTGTGCTTCCTCGACGGACTGCAGGCCCATCAGCAGCTCAGGCGCGTAGAGCTTGCCGAAGAACGACGCAGTGCGGTACCGGAGCATGACTTCGTCCATGGTCTGCCACTTGCTGCCATTCTTCGTGTACCAGCCTTCCTGCACGGCCATTTCGATCGAGACGGCCGGCGATTCGATCAGGGGGATGCCATATTCCTTGCAACATCCATACACGCCGCCGAATTGCTTCAAGTCCTCCAGGCTGAACTGTGGAATGGTGGTCCCGCTCTCAACGGCCCAGGCGATGCATTTCTTGTCGGTGATTTCTACCTTTTCGATCTTGCTGCGGCGTTCGCCACTTTCCCAATAGGTCGACTTGTATTCAATGACCTTGGCGCCCAGCACCTTGATTTCGAAGCGCAGCGGAGAGAATCGGCCGCAGCCATTGATCGCCGCGATAATCCACTGCGAGGACCAGGACGGGCGGCCTTCGACGATGTAGAGGTTCTGCATCACCATGAGCGGATCGGCGCCCATGCGCTGTGCCATGTTGAGCGCAACCACGGCGTTGGCCAGCGCGTTGGGGTTCTCGCGCGATTCCTTGACGTTCCCGTACTTGTCCAGCTTCTCGATCACCTTGCGGTACTGGGCGGGCACCAAGGTGCTACTGGCGAGCAGGTTGGCCCCGCGCTGCATCAGTTCGAAGCTTTGCAGGCTGCCGAAGCCGGGAGAGACGTTGGGCAACTGCGTTTCGGGCGCAGCGCGCAGGCTCTGGATGGTGTTGGTCTGGGCCATTTTTAGTTTCCTTTCTGCTGGGCGCGGTAGGCGTGGTACTCGGAGGCGCTTGCCATGGCGACGGTCTGGCGTTCTGCGGGCTTGGCGTCCCGGTCGTACTGCTTGACCTGGCTGACCAGGAATTCGGCCGGATCCCAGGCCAGGTGCTGGGTCACAACCGATTTGCCGGCCTGATCGGTGCGCCGGACAAATACGTCGCGGCTGACGGGGTGGAGGGACATGCGGGGCTCCTGTAGTTATCGGAAGAGGCAGGAAGACCAACGCGCGCAGTACTTCTCGCTGCACAGCACGCTGGAGGGATTCGGGGGGAACAGGCCGGTGCGGAACATGGCGGCGGCGTGCTCAAGCAGGCCGGGCCGTTCGGGCTCGCCGACCATGACGCGGCGGGCGTCGAAAATTGGGCTTACGGCGGTGGCCGCAGTGCCGCTGGTGGATAGGGCGATGATCTGGGAGCCGACGGTGCGCACCTTCTTGGTGTTCTCGTACATCAGCTGATAGGTGCCGGTCTGCGCGGCGCGGCCTTGGGTGACTGCCTTGCCGTCCTGCACCACGCGGGCGCCGGTTTTGACGTCAGGTACCACTATGCCACCGTGGGTTTCGGCCACACGGGCGCGGTCCATGGTGCCGGTCAGGCGCACGACCATCCCGCCGCCGCAATCAATGTCCATCGGGTCCAGCGCCGTCTCGACGTCGATGTACGTGAACTGCGGGGCCACGTCGGCGCAGTACTTGACCAGGAGGGTCAATGCGATCTGCTCGGCCTTCGCCAGCGTCAGGCCGTCCTGGGAGTGGTCGACCTCAAAGGCCGGGTTGTGCAGCTCCTCAACGAGCACGTCGGCGGCTTCGTCGGGCGTGCAGGGCGTGCCGTCCAGCTTGGCCTGGTCATAGGCCGCCGTGCCGGCGTGGACGGCCGTGCCCAGCAGCGCGCGCATTCCGGAGGGCTTCGTCATACCCAGGATGTGCGTGCCTTCCCAGGCGTGGGCGCAGTCGAATAGGCGGCCCCAGCTCGAGGCGCGCACCTTGAAGACGTTGGGTTCCATGGTGGTGACTCCGTTCATTTGGAGGCGTGCTGCTGGACGCCGGCGCGCAGTTCGGCGGACTCTTCGGCCTGCTGAACTTGGCTGTAGGCGAAGGCAACGCAAAGGGCGACGAGAATGGCGACGAATTGGTCGCGATCGAGGGCGCGGAGGAAGCGTCGGATCACAGCTGTTCCCCCTTGGCCTTGGCGATGGCGGCGTCCGCCAGCTTTTGGGCGTCTGCCTTTGGATAGCCGGGCGACTTGAGGCGGTCGTATGCTGCGTTCAGCTTCTCCAACGCCTCAAGCAGGTCCGGCGAGGCGGCGATCAACTGGGCATTGGCCTCGTTTTCCCGGGCGGCGCGCAGCGCTCCCTCACGGGTGCGTGGCTGGTTCTGAATCCAGGTTGCGGCGATGCGTCGTCCGATAGCCGCGTCGCCCGCCCGCACGTCAGTGAAGAAGGCCCCGCTGAGGGACGTGAACCACGGCCCGGGGGTGTGCTGGGCGCTCATGCATGCCTCGCATAGTCGGAGTCGGGCACGATCACGACGTCGCCGCGGATCTGGTGGGGAATGGCGCGGGCGTCCTGGTACAGGCGCGTGGCCGCCGGGTTGACGGGCAGGCCCTTCTGGATTCCGTCGTCGTCAACCAGCATGACGTGCATGCGATCGGCGAGGCTGACCGTGTCCAGGCCATCGGCGCCGATCATCTGGCGCACGTCGTCCAGCGCATGCGGGCCGTGCAATTCGGTTTCGGCGCCGTCGGCGCGGATTAGCTTGCGGATGGGCTTCATGCGCGGACCTCCCGCTCAGCGTCGAGCGCGGCCTGGGCGATCTGCGCCAGTTCGGAGTCGCGGTCCAGGTAGCCGGTGGCGCCGCCCGCGACCTGCGCAAGGGCGGTGCGCAGTCGGGCATTGGCCAGCCGCAACTGATGGACCTTGGTCTGCAGCACGGCCTCGCTGGCCATCTTGGGCTGATCGTGTTCGGAGGCGATAAAGGGCTTGCCCTGCAGTGCTGCCTCGGCGCGGCTGGCGATCCAGCGAAGGCGACGCGTTTGCGTCGTGCTGGCGCGTGCCGTGCGCATGATGTGATCCAGCGCGTCGTGCTGGAGATTCTGGGTGTTCATAGCGGGCGGTTCTCCGTGGTTGGGGCAGCGCCGGCGCGGATCTGCCGGCTGGGCATGCAGTCGAAGGTGTTGCGGGTGGTGGTCGGGAAGTTGGCCAGGAGGTCCAGGCATTCGGCCTGCGTGGAAAAGCGCTGGACGACCATGACGGGCGGGCGGTCGTAGCCGGGGGGCAGGAAAGCCAGCAGCACCCAGAGCGTGGCGGTGGTCATGCGCGGCCCCCGAGCGCCATGAGGCACACGCGGCCGGCGCGCTCGGCTTTGTCTTGGTCGAACATGGCGAAGTGGCAAACAGAGGGCGAGATGCCCATGGCGCCGGCCAGCCAGGCGTAGCCCGCGCTGCGGTCGCGGTTGTGCTTGCGCAGCACGAGGCGCTGGAACAAGGCCTTGGCCTCCTTGCGAGCGGCGATGGTTTCCCGGCCGGCCATGAGACCCAGGGGCAGATCCGTATCGGGGTGCAGGCCAACGTAGGCTTGGCATTGCGTGCAGCGGTACACGTAGGGCCAGTCGCCGAAGGAATGGCCGTTGTAGATTTCGCTGTTGTTGGTCAGCTTGACCGGCCCGGCGAAGCAGTGGCAGGACGTGGGCGGGTCGATGCGATCGCGCACACGCGCCAGGGCACGGCGCGACACGTGGGGCAGAGGGGCGGGCGCCTGCAGCTTGTTCTTGCTTTGGCTGCGCGGGTCCACGCCAAGGACGGTTACGGTCATGCTTGTGCACTCCAGGGGTCGGTGCGTCGGCGGTACGCGGCGTAGATGTCGAGGCCGCGTGCCATCGCGTAGGCGATCGGGATGAGGACGAGAAGGGCGGGGGTCATTTGCGGGCTCCGCCGCGGCGGGCCGCGATCAAGTCCCGGACAGCGCCGCAGACGGCAATCACGCCGACGATGAGGAAACCGAGCATCAGGCAGCCTCCCCGTTGTCGCGTAAGGACCGGGCGATCAGAAAGCGGGCGCGAGTGATCAGCAGGTCTCGCAGCATTTGGACGCCGGCGGCGCCATCGCGCTGGTGAAACGGCCAGCCGCTCAATGCGACCAGGGCGACCTGGCAGGCTGCTGTCGGGCTGAGGTCGCTCTGCAGGGCTTCCGCCCACCAGTCGAGTTTTTCGCCGTAGGCCTCATCGACGCGGCCGGCGAACAGGTCGCACAGCGTGCCGATGACTTGAGCGTCAGAGATGCGGGGCGCCCGGACGCTGCCCTCGCGCGGGAAGCGGCCGTGGTCTGCGGTGCGGCTGGGATCGTCTGGCCGGGCGGCGTCAGACGGGGCGATATGGGCTTGCATTGCAACCTCCAAATTTGCGTAGTACGCATATATGGAAGTGCATAATACGCAAATTTAAAAATGCGTCAAGCGCATTTTTTTGTGCCAGATGCAAAAAGGCCGCCTTTCGAGGGCGGCCTGAGTGGGCTTAGCTGGGGGAGGGCAAGGCTACCTATCCTCGATGGATATCGAACGAGGGCCCGAGGGAGGGTAGAGGCAGATTGCCCGCTGGGGAAGTAGGTTGCCGAGGCCATTCTTGGCCTCGAAGTCCAGGCGCACGACCACTGTGCCGTCGCCCCTGGTTTGCACTGCGCCGCCGAGCTTGCTGAAGCTCACGGACGAAGGAAACTTCGCGCCCTCGCGCGTGCTTGCCTGGCAATCCGCCATGGCGTCGTTTTCTGAGAGAGCAGCTTGCGGGCCCGCGGGCGCCTTGGCCGTCTTGCTATTCGTGGTGACCATTGTCGCTATTACCGCGGCGACGGCCGCCACGGCCAGCCCAGTGATGAATTTGCGCTGCGCTTGTTTCCGGCGGTCGGCCAAACTCGTCGGTGCTGTCATGTCTCCTCGCGTGCTAAAGCGGCGGCCAGGTCAGCGCCGCTTTCGATAACGGCGGTGTTCCACCATGGTGCCAATGATCTGGACCTGAGTGTAGTCCGAGCGCACGGATGGGTAATCCGGGTTAAGCGGCACGAGTTCAAACACCACGGCGCCTTTCTCATTGACGCCACGGGGCCGGTACTTCTTGAATGTCGCCTCATGGTCGCCGTTCTTGGCGACGACAAAATCGCCAGGCAGCGGCTCGACCGAGGGGTCGATTACGACGAGGTCCCCTTCGTTGAAGGATTCCTCGCTCTGTGGGCTGTACATCGACAACCCTTTGATGCGGAGGGCAAAAGCCGAGCGCGATAGGTCTAGATCGGTCAGCAACCAATCGTCAGGGTTTGTGTAGGGGACAACGGACTCCGTTAGGGCGCCGGCCTGGACATAGCTCAGTACCGGAATGCGGCGGCTGCCAAGGGCGGTCAGCTCCACATTGGGCTCTTTCTCAATACCCAGGAACAGTTCGCCGACCGGGCAGCCGAGTGCCGCCGCGATCTTGGCAAGAATTTCGTCGCTATAGCCTTGCTTCCCGCGCTCGAGTCGAGACACGTTTCCGACATCGCTGCCGATTCGGTTAGCAAGATCCAAGATCGTCCAGCCCAACGCTTTGCGTCGCTGGCGAATGTTATCCCCGAGGCTCATGGCGAGATTGTCTGCGCGCGACTGCGTGTGACGCAAAGCGCATTGCGCATATTTTGCATCGGGATTAATATGCGTCACACGCATAATTTTAAAAGCGATCTTCTATGACCACTCCTTTGCGCCGGGCGCGAGAGCAGCGCCAGCTCACCATCCAACAACTGGCCACGGCCGCGGACATGGACCCTGGGAACCTCAGCCGTATCGAGCGCGGAATTCAGGTGCCCTCGAAGGGTCTGGCCGAAAAGCTGGCACGAGCATTGGACGGCGCGGTCAGCGAAATCGAGATCATTTACCCGGAGCGATTCCCGCTTCAGCCATCCCCCAACTGCGAGGGCGCGACGGAAGCACCGGGCCCGAAGCTCCACGCGACGCTGCCCGCTGAGGCGGGCCAGGGTGCCCCTGGTGCTGACGTTGTCCACGGCTAATGAAGGCTCACCGACGCCGGCGGCGGGGGTTCCCCGTCCGCGCGGTCGTCCGTCTCCATGCACAGCCGGTCGAACACGGCGCGCACGGTGGCCTGGTCTGCCTCGCCGACGACGCTGTCAGCGATTTCCTTTGCCAATTTCAGCAGCGCAAACGTGGCCTGCGCCGCTTCATCTTTTCCCCGCCAATCCATTTCCTTTCCCCACGCTTCGTTGCCTTGGGGGAAATGTAACTGCCCGGAGTACCTGACGCATGCGACATGAATCGCACAAAACCCTGATCGCCATCCTGCGGGAGCACACCTCGGCATGGCGCAAGTCTCTTGACTGGTCCCGCGAGACGATGGCAGAGCACATCGTCGCGGCACATGAGCGACTGAATGGCCCCGCCAGCACTGGCATCCGATTCGAGCCGAACACCCAGGACACGTTCGGACGCCTGAAGGTGAACGCCGATCGCGTCTTCCGCTGGTTGGATGACGAATCCAAGGACACCAACCTCCTGCCCGCCAACTTCATTCCGTCGGTGTTGGCCGCCATGCCGCACGACCGGCGCCGGCATTGCGTCGACGATATCCTGCGTCCGCTGGGCTTGGCTGTGCGTACGCTGGCGCTTGATGGGCGTGACCTGCTCGATCAGGGCCAAGTCACCAATCTAATGCGCGAGCAGACGGAGGCGGCAGCCGCGGCCGTGTCGCTCTTGCACGTAGACCCCACACCGGCGCAGATGATCACGGCGCACCGGGAGGTGTCCGAGTCCATCGTCGCCGCGCGCAACGTCCGCGCGTCGATCGAGCGCCAGATGGCGCGGGCCGGTATTGAAGCTCCGGCGAAGGAGGCGGATCCGTCATGAGTGGCGCTATAGGCCAAGTGCGGCGCCCTTGGACCGAGATCGAGCGCACCGTGCTGCGCAAGTTCTATCCGGATGCGCCCACCTTTGTTATTGCTAAGGCGTTGGGGCGGCCTCTCACGCAGGTTTACCAGCAAGCGCGAAAGCTCGACCTGCAGAAGTCCGCGACCTACTTGGCGAGCGATGCAGCCTGCAGGCTTCGGCGGGGCGATAGCGTTGGCGCCGCGTTCCAGTTCCCCAAAGGGCATAAGCCTTGGAACAAGGGGAAGAAGGGCGTTGCGACCGGAGGGCTGGCCACCAGGTTCAAGGCCGGCGCCATGCCGCACAACCATGTGCCCGTCGGAACGGAAGTAACGGATCCCGATGGCTACCTGAAACGCAAGATCGCCGAACCCAAGACCTGGGTGTACGTCCATCGCTACGAATGGGAGCGCGTGCACGGCCCCATCCCAAAGAGTCATTCGTTGGTGTTCAAGGACGGCAACAAAGCGAACGTTTCCCTAGACAACCTGGAGCTGCGCACCAAAGCCGAAATGATGCTGCGCAACTCCGTCCATAACCTGCCGCCCGAGCTGGTTGAAGTGATCCAGCTGCAGGGCGCGCTGAAAAGGAAAATCAATGGCAAATATCGACGCACTGCGTGAGCACCTGTTCGCGACCTTGGCGGCCCTGCGCGACCCCGCGCAGCCCATGGATATCGATCGCGCCAAGGCCGTGTCTGACGTCGCTCAGACCATCATCAATTCCGCGAAAGTTGAAGTGGACTTCATGCGTCAAACGGGTCAGACCGCTCCGCCGCGGTTCCTGCTGCCGGCAGGGCAGGTGTCGACGGAGACCACAGTCACGGCCACAGGCACGAAGGAAGTGTTTGGCGCCGTTACACGCCATCGATTGGGGGGCTAGCCAATGATCGGAAAATGTGTTCGCGCGCCCATTGAGATGGGAGCTAAGGGCGCGGAAGCCGCGGCCGTGGTTCACTGCGCCTCAGACCTTGAGTCGGGTTGCAAAGACCGTACGAAGGCCGGCTATGCTCATCTACGGATTGGGCGAACGCAGCAGGTTCTTGGCTGCAGGAATGCCTCGACCATAAACGTCAAGTTCACCTATGGCCGTGTTGATGTAGCCATGCATTACTTGCCAACAGGCGGGATGACGGGCCTGCTCGATGGCCATCGCTATATCGGCCTTTGCTTGGGCCAACGCGATGGCCATCCGCACGTCAAACAACCGAACCGACGATTCGCGAATTACATCCAATGCGCTGAGGCATTGTCCGAGTTCTTCTCGCGTGAGCGACGTGAACGCCTCTTGTGCTTGGTTCGCCAATTGCACTTTCCCTGCATAGAGACGGTCGTAGGCGCCGGATTCTTCCTTTTTCGGAATCTCGTCCGGATCCAAAAGCCGTTGCGGCTCCGCAAAATCTGCCCAGAACTGAACAGCATCCGATTTCGCTGCCATCCAATTTTCGTGTCGCTGTTCGATACGGGGCTTAATTTGCTTAAGTGCTTTGATCGCCAGAGCAATCCGAGCTTCCGTTGCTTCGATGTCAGTCGCACCCTGGGTTCGTTCTTCATGACGACGCAGCGCATGCGGCACTGTCGCCGCCTTGTACGCGGCCCAAGCAGCCGACGCGGAACCAGCGGCTCCTGCCCAGGTGCCCAATGTGGACCAGAAGTTTTCGGGCAGGGGGGGCCACCCACGAAACGCCACAAGCGTCACGAAGCTCGCAATCGGAAGCCCTATTGCGATCTCCGGCCAACGCCAGCGGCGCAAGAATTCGGCAACTCTGGAACACCAACGGCAGGCCATTTTTTTCGGAGAGACACCTGGAGAAGCGGGGGAGTTTATGACAAAAAGTAAATCCGCGCTTCTGTCATTGGTTCCTCGTGGCCGACCTACGTGCCTTGGCATACGTCGGTTCAACGGACGTCGATATCGCCTGCTTCCCAGCGTGCCCATGCGCGAGGCATGCCTGTGCACGCCTCGAGAAAAGGGAGGTCACGTGAACGGACACGCGATACTATCTGTAACCCAATGCGCTGGCGTAGCAAACCGCCGCTGCGCCAATACGCAACCCACCTCGGCGGATTGGAGTAATTTCCGTGGCAATCGATACTTCTGGCGACGACTCGGCGTCCGTGGATCACGACCTGCATATCGATTTCGGCGTTGCCGTTTCGGTCTATCCGAACAAGGGCGACGAAATCACTGTCAGTATTGCTCGGGTAGACGAGGACACCGACCGCGTGCAGCGCGACGTAATCTCGGTTCCGTACGAGCAGGCCAGGCAGATTGGCGAAGCGCTGCTGCGCCTCGCCGAGCAAGCAAAGGTCGACGGCAAACTGTAGAAGGTGTTAATGCCGGCACTGGCTGGCTCACAATAGAAGCAGCGCGGGGGGCTCATGTCTGACAGTCCCCCCATGACACCGCCGGATTGCGATCTGCGCGATTTCGCTTTTATGCCGCTGGACATCGTGCGGCTGTTCGGCAGCCGCTTTCACGCAGTCTCGTCGGACGGTGAGTGGCGCGCGGGTGTAACGCTGTGGTTGAAGAGCTTCCACCAGGTACCGGCCGGTAGTCTGCCCGTTGACGACGTCGAGTTGTGCCGCCTGGCAGAGCTGGGCCGTGATCTGAAATCTTGGGAGGAGCTAAAAGCTGGCGCCCTTTATGGGTGGATCCGGTGCGATGATGGTCGCCTCTATCACCCTATTGTTGCGGAGAAAGTCAATGAAGCATGGAAAAGAAAGCTCGCCCAACGTGCCCGGTCACAAAAGGGAAACGAAGCAAGGTGGGGAAAGCGATCTGAGCGGGGACGTGATCCTGGACATGAATCTGAAAGCCCGGAAGGAGCGCGAGCGGGGCGAACGAGTAGTGATGGACATGATCGTGAGGCCGAATCGGAAGGCTCGGGCCGCGACGTCCAAGAAGAATCCCTGAAGGAGTCCCGAAGCCTATCCAATACGGACTCCAATAAGAATTCCGAGAAGGAATCCCATGAGCAGTCCAGTAGGCATTCCTTAAACGACTCCCTTAAGGATCCCAAGGGACAGGGACAGGGACAGGGATATAAAAAAATAGCAGCGGCGGCGATACATCCTCCCGCACGCGACCCTGTGGACAACCCTCCGCCGCCGCCCGCCGCTGGCGTCGAGTCCACGGCTGCGCACTTCGCAGGGCTGCTAGACCGCTGGGAGCGCGAGCGCGGCAAAGCCGGCGCGTTCCACCCCGGAGACCCGTTGCTGCTCGCCTGGGCTGACGCGGGTGTCACCAATGCCGAGCTGCAGGCCGCCCACACCAAGGCCGTAAAGCGGCGCGTGAAGGCGAACGACCAGGCGCCCGTCAACGTGGGGCTGCTCGACGCGATCCTGCCCGAGGTGCGTGTCAAACCCGGGGTAACCAGCGCTGTCGCCCGGGCCGAGACGCGCCAGGATCCGGCCGCCTGGGCATTGACCTGGTCGGGTCTGGTCGCGCGGGGTGCAGAGCTCGGCATCGTGCAGCACCAGGGCGAGCTTGACCCGCTGTTCAAAGCTCGCGTGCACACCGCTGCGGGCCTGACCGATGCCGACCGCGCGCGACTCTTCGCGGACTACGGGGTGCGGGTATGACGGGCACCGTTCAATGCGTCGCCTGCGATCGCTTCACCCTGCGCGAATCCCAGAGGTACGCCGAGCTGGGCCTGGGCCGCTGCTCCGGCATGGCCGACCGTCCTGGCACCTTCGTCAGTCCGTCCTATCCCCGGCAGTGCCCGGAATACCAACCTGCGCCGGCGGAAAAGACCGCTGCGCGTATCGAATGGCTGCGCGACCAGCGTAGCGAGGGAGCATGATGTTGGAACCTATCGTTTTCACTGTCCCGGGCGTGCCCAAGGGGAAGGGCCGCGCGAAGTCCAGTTCGCGCATCGGCCGGGATCCCCGGACTGGCGCCGCGCGCGTGTTTACGCGCCACTACACGCCCGAGGCCACAGCAGCCTACGAAAGCCTGGTCAAGCTGGCCGCGGCAAAGGCCATGGGCGGGCGTGAGGCCTATACCGGGCCGATACGGCTGGAGCTGGCCATCGTGCTGCCGATTCCGCAGTCGTGGTCCGGAGTTCGCCAGCGCCGCGCCGCGGACGGCCTGATCGCGCCCACCGTGAAGCCCGACGCCGACAACGTGGAAAAGGCCATCAAGGACGGCCTGAACGGCGTGGTCTACCGCGATGACGTCCAGGTCGTGCAGGACAGCAAATCCAAGGTTTACGGCGCCGTGCCGGGCGTCAAGGTCGTGGTGACCTTCCTCGAAGGGATTGAACCCGCCCAAGGAGTGAAAAAGCATGCGCCGTGAAGCCGGAACCTTTTCATGCCCCGAGCATGCGATTGCCGTGGCCTACTTGATGCTGGCGTATCCGATCGAGCCCAAGAACCCGACGCAGCTCATTTGCGAGGCCCTGCAGGATCTGTTCGACGTGGAGTACGAGCGCAAGCCGCTGTCGGGGCTCACCCCGCACGATTGGCATGCGCAGGCCGTGTTTACCGTGAAGGTGCTGGAGCGCACGCTGGGCGACAACATCGGCTTTCACATTCTGCAGGCTCAGTACGGCACGGGCGAGGAGGGCGCCGCCAGCGCTCGGCGCGTGTCGGAATGGCTGAATCCGGAGGCGCCAGCGGACAGCCGAGAGAGGGAGGTTACGGACATGCTGGCGGCGCATATCCTGCGGGGCCGGCCGCGGCTGCGCGACCTATGTGACCGGTTCGACCTACCGTACTCAGCTCTGCAGCGTCCCGCGAGCGCCTACCGGGTGCTGGTACAGGGCGCGCGCCGGGCAGCGCTCCAGCGCTTGGACATTCGCATGCGAGACGCGGACATCGTGGTGGACCTGGAAGGGGATGTGGCGCCCACCCCGCTTGACAACGTGAATCAAGATGAGCAGAATTCGCCCAGACTCGTAGCAAGTACGACCTGAGTAAACGCCTCGGCCAACAAGCCGGGGCGTTTTGCATTGTGTGGGCGTTTTCCTCCAAGCCCTGGGCAGCGGGGCGGTTGACGCGTCCATAGGCCCGACGGAGAATCGATATCAGGAGCGGGCCTCATGAGCCCGGAGAAGAGACACCATAAGAATCTGTGCGCTCACTTGCGAGGAGTGCCGATATGAGAATCACCAACGATTGGCTGCTGCAGTGGCAAACGCCAAAAGGCGGCTACAAAAAGCGGCAGCTCGCATTGATCGATGTGCCTTGGCCGCCAAGGCGAGGGTGGAAATACGACGTAATCGGCACGGAAATCCCCGACGAAACGGCGCGAGCTTTTGAGCAGGCTTCGGGGCGACAAAGCGGCATTCAGATGGCCTGAAGACGGCTAGCTTTGGCGGGGGAGCGGCCCTGCGCGAGCTATAACGCCCCTAGACGAAGCGCCCCGGCAAAAACTGGGGCGTTTTGAGTCCGATCAGTCGGTATAGAAGCCGATGGGTTTTTTGGGGGTCTTCGGAGTGGCCTTTGTAAGCACGATCGAGACCTGCGTGTAATGTTGCACGACTCGGAGTTGCACTCCATCTTCAGCTCGGCCGAGAAAGATGACGAACTGGCCACTCAAACGGATCTCCTCCACAGCCATGGCGTAACCGCCTGAGGTGAGGCTTACAGCGAAATTGCCGGATATGCCCTCAAGCTCTTTCTCAAACTCTAGAACCTGCTCGCGGATCGTATCGAACGCGAGCTCGGGAGCTGACTTCGGCACCCATGATTCCAGCGGGGCATTTCGCGGAAGTAGGGCCGTGGTCTCTCGGAGACCCGACATTGCTTTTTCCAATTCGGGAAATCTGGACATTCACCCCACCTTTGATCGGTCATCGAGTTGAGAATCGGTCATTAGAAAGAAGACGGCGACGGCCGCAGGGCTGCCACCCTGCGACCGACAGCCGACCCACGGGTAAAGGCCGTGAGCGACCCGAGGCCGTCCCACCTGTACAGGCGGGGGCAACGGTAACACATCCTCACGCAACAATGGCATCCCCAATCATTCCCTGGCTGGGCGGCAAGCGCCGCTTGGCCGATCGCATTTTTCCCTTTTTCCCCGCCCATGACTGCTACGTTGAGCCCTTCGCGGGCGGGGCGGCGCTCTTCTTCCTGCGGCCGACTCCGGCCAAGGTGGAAGTACTGAACGACGTGAACGGCGAGCTGGTGAACCTGTACCGCGTGGTCCAACACCACCTCGAGGAGTTCGTCCGCCAGTTCAAATGGGCACTGACCAGCCGCGACGTGTTCAAGTGGCTGCAGATCACGAGGCCGGAGACGCTGACCGACATTCAGCGCGCGGCCCGATTCTTCTACCTCCAGCAGAACGCCTTCGGCGGCAAGGTGGACGGGCAGACCTTTGGCACTGCCACGACGGCGCCGCCGGGCCTGAACCTGCTGCGCCTCGAGGAGAACCTGTCAGCTGCTCACCTGCGCCTGGCCGGTGCCTACATCGAGAACCTGCCGTGGCAGAAGTGCCTGGAGATGTACGACCGGCCGCACACGCTGTTCTACATGGATCCACCTTATTGGGAGACCGAGGGCTACGGCGTGGGCTTCGGCTTCGAGCAATACGTGGATATGGCGGCGCGCATGCGCAAGCTGCAGGGCCGCGCCATCGTCAGCCTGAACGATCACCCCGAGATTCGGCGGGCGTTCGACGGGTTCCACATCGAGGCCACGGAGCTGCGCTACACCGTCGGCGGTGGCCGCGGCGTTGAGCGTGGTGAGATCCTGATTTTCAGCTGGGACATAGAGGCGGCTCCGGCGGGGCTGTTCTAGGAGCACATCATGGCGAAGCGACCGGCGCTCATGCGGCCCGTGCCGCCCGAGCAGCTGGCCCGGTTCGTGCCGGCGCCAGATCTGCTGGCCTGGGTAGAGCAGACCATCCTGGCCCCGGGCGGCGCGCTTCATAATCTCGACCACGCCCATCTAGCGGGTGCCGACCTGGCATTCCTATGGGCGCCGGGCGCGTTCGAAAAGGCCGGCCGCACCGTCCTGGGCCAAGCCGAGCAGGTCATGTTCCGCGCCGGCGGCTGGCAAAAGGCCCGCCAGGAACAGCAGATGGTGGAATGGTTCGGAGGTGTGCCGGAGTTTCTGATCACGCTGGCGGCCGACTACTGCGGGATCTGCACCGACACCGAATTCTGCGCGCTGGTCGAGCATGAGCTGTACCACATCGGCCAAGCGCGGGACTCGTTCGGCGCGCCCGCCTTTGACAAGGAGGGTCGGCCGAAGCTGCGGATCGTCGGGCATGACGTGGAAGAATTCGTCGGAGTCGTGGCCCGCTATGGGCCGTCGACAGACGTACAGCGGCTGGTGGCGGTCGCCGGCGCCGCGCCTTCCGTGCCGCGGCTCGACATCGCGCGGGCCTGCGGGTGCTGCCTTCGCGCAGCTTAGGCCTACTTCCTTTTGGCATCTCGTTCTATGATCCTCGCACCTTAGGAGGATCAAATGACAGCACTGGGAGAGGTCTTTAAGAACTTGATCGACGCGCTACCAGGAGAGGTCTGGACGGCCTTGGGGGCGCTCACCATTTGGGGTTTGACTACTCTTACCAATCGAATGAGCAACTCGCATGCGAGAAGCATGCAGCAGGATCAGTTGGTACACGATTCCAGTGAACGCCAACGCGAAAGAACGTACGCAATAAAACGTCAAGTGTTCCTGCCCGCTATCGAGGCGGGAGCCAGCTGCATGACGTTGATACGGCAGCTGTGTGATGCGGAGGCCGACAATGAAAGGGTCAGCGCAGGTTTTGCAGACCTGAACATGAAGATGACGGCAGCGTCAGCATTGGCTTCTGATGATGGATGGGTCGCCATTTCGGACCTCCAGAACGCGATGGCGGGACTGTATACCGACCTTTCCATGAAGCGAGGGCCCATCGAGCTCGAGAGGCTGAAGCTGAAGTATGCCCGCGAACAGGCGCAAATTGCCTTGCAAGAACAGGAGCGGGCCAATGCAGAACAGCGTCGCGCCTTCGGTGAACGTGGAAGCAATCCGGATGACTGGGAACGAGCGCAACGTAGTCTGATAATTTCTCGGCATTACTTTGACAGCATGCAGAGGCTACAGGCCGAGGCAGGCAAGAGCTTAGCCTTGGCGGTGCACGATGCGTTCAAACTGTACCTTGATCGTCTCCCCCAAATTGGGGACTTGAGCATTACCTGTTTGGTCGCCCTGAGGACGGATCTTGGCATGAAGTCGAACGAGGCCTTAATGAGAGAACATCAGAGGGCAGCTCTGACCGACTTGAAGGCGGAAGCAGAGCAGGCTATGACTCATGCGGTTGGCTTGTTCGACACAGGGGCTCCCGACCCAGCTAAGCCTGAGACATAACAGATATCCGAGTTTCGTGGACGATGGCAAAACTTTCAGATGCCCACAAGCGCTTTATCGTCCAGGCGCTGGCCTGCTGGGACACCCCTAGCCAGGTCGCGGAGGCCTTCAAGGACGAATACGGCCTGGACGTGTCCCGCATGCAAGTCGCGCAGTACGACCCCACCAAGGTGGCCGGGCAGGGCCTGGCCAAGAAGTGGCGGGAGCTGTTCGACGCCACGCGTAAGCGTTTCCGGGAGGAGGTCGCCGAGATCCCCATCGCAGATCAGGCATTCCGCCTGCGCGCGCTCGGCAAGATCTACGAGCGGCACATCAGCCGGGGGAACGTCGTCGGCGCGGCTGGCGTGCTGGAGCAGGCCGCCAAAGAGGTGGGCGGCGCGTTCACGAACAGACGGGAGCACACGGGCGCCGGCGGCGGCCCGATAGAACAGAAGACGGTGGTGGCTGATGAAAGACATGTCGCCGCCGCCGTCGCCAAGCTCAACGGCGACTATTGACCCCGCCGTCCTGCGCGCCACGGCGAAAGCCATGTGCGAGCAGGACCACCTGTTCTTCAGCCGGTACTTTTTCAAGCATCGCCAGGCCATCAAGTTCCGGGTCAACTGGCACCATGAGCTGATCGCCGAGAAGGTGCAGGCCGTCATCGACGGCCGAATCAAGAATCTGGTCATCAACGTGCCGCCGGGCTCGTCGAAGACCGAGCTGGTCGCCATCAACTTGATGGCTCGCGGCCTGGCGCTGAACCCGCGCGCCCGGTTCCTGCACATCAGCTACTCCGACGACCTGGCGCTGCTGAACTCGCAGACCGCCAAGGAGTTGGTCCAGTCGGAGGAGTTCCAGGAACTCTGGCCGCTGAAGGTGGCCGCGGACGCGAAGAGCAAGAAGCGCTGGAACATCGAGGTCAACGGCCGGAAGGCCGGCGGCGTCTACGCGGTATCCCTTGGCGGCCAGATCACCGGCTTTCGCGCCGGTCATATGGCGGAAGGGTGGCAGGGCGCCATCGTCATCGACGACCCGCTCAAGGTCGGCGACGCCTACAGCAAGCCGCGGCGCGCCAAGGCGAACCGCGACCTGATCGCCACGGTGAAAAGCCGTCGGGCCAACCCCGACACGCCGATCATCGTGATCATGCAGCGCCTGGCGCAGGAGGACGTGACCGGCTTTATCGAGGCCGGAAACCTCGGCCCGGACTGGGAACAGGTCGTCATCCCGGCGCTGATCGACGACGCATATGTGGCCGGCTTGCCGGCCGAGCTGCAGGCGAAGGTCGACAGCAGTGTCCGCGACGAAAAGGGGCGGTTCAGCTACTGGCCCTACAAGGAGCCGCTCGCGGAGCTGCTCGCGATGGAGGCGGGCGCGGGCGCAGACAAGGAAGGCGGGCGCATCAGTCGCTATGTCTTCTCGGCCCAGTACCAGCAGCGTCCGGCGCCGCTGGGCGGCGATCTGATTCAAGGGGCCTGGTTTGGGCGATACGTCGTGCCGCCGCGGATCGTGTCGCGCAAGGTGTTCGCGGACACCGCGCAGAAGACCGCCGAGCGCAACGACTACAGCGTTTTCGAATGCTGGGGGCTGGGCGACGACGGCAAGATCTACCTGCTGGACCTGCTGCGCGGGAAATGGCAGGCGCCAGAGCTCAAGCGTCGAGCCGTGGACTTCTGGGTCAAGAACAAGCCGTTCAACCCGAAGCTGTCGGCGCCGCTGCGGCAGCTCCTCATCGAGGACAAGTCGAGCGGTACCGGCCTCATCCAGGACATCGGCGCCGACGGCAAGATCCCCGTCAAGGGCGTGGAGCGCGATCGTGACAAGTTGACCCGGCTCATGGACGTGCAGAGCTACATCGAGGCCGGCTTGGTCTGCATCCCCGAAGAGGCTCCCTGGGTGGCCGACTTCGTGGCCGAGTGCGAGGCGATCACGGCTGACGACACGCACGCGCACGACGACCAGGTCGACCCGATGGTCGACGCCATCAACGATATGCTCGCCACGGCGGGCAGCAACCTAGGGCGCTTTATGGCGCTGGCAAGCACATGATGAACCAAGACGGCTACCTGAGCGCGGTGCTGGGATCGGCCATGCTCGACGCGGCTGCGGTCGGCCTCGGCGCCATGGACGAACTGGCGATGTATGCCGAGGGCGGCCTGCCGGCGCGTGTGGTGGACATGATCCCGGACACGGCGGTCTCGCGCGGCGTGGATATTACCGGCGATGAGCGCGTGCGGGGCGAGTTGGACCGCCTGAAGGCGCTGCCGGCGCTTGCCGATGCCTGGCGCTGGGCGCGTCTGACTGGCGGCGGCGCGATTGTCGTCATCGCAAAGGACGGGCGTGCGCTGCGCGAGCCCCTGAACCTCGACGGCCTGGACCGGATCGAGGAGCTGAAGGTATTCACGCTGGACGACGTGTCGGCCACGGATAGGCGGTACGCGGATCCGAACGAGGCCAACTACGGCATGCCCGAGCTCTATCGCGTGCGGACGCAAGGCGCAGGGGGCGCGGCAGCGGCCGAGTTCTTCGTGCACGAAAGCCGGCTGATCGAGATTCCCGGTGATCCGCTGCCGGCGAAACTGAACCGAAAGGGTATTCCTTGGGCTGGGCGTCCTGCTGTGACGCGAGCTTATAGTGCTATTCGCCGGTATAGCGATGGCCTACGCTGGGGGCTACGCCTGTTGGAGAAGAAGCAGCAGGCTGTGCACAAGATGACAGGCTTGGTCGACGCAATCATTGCCGGGCAGGAGCGCGCAGTTCGCGAACGCGTGGAAATGACTGACTCAGCCCGCAACGCGCTCAATGGCGTGGCGGTAGACGCCGAGGACGACTATCAGATCCTCAACTCCGACATGGGCGGCGTCAAGGACACCCTGGCGGAGTTCCAAATCGCTGTGTCGGCCGAGGCCGGCTATCCCGCAAGTGTCCTGTTCGGGCGGTCGGCCGCCGGCCTGAACGCCACCGGCGACGGAGACCTGGAGGGGTTCTACAACACGGTGGCCATGGGGCGCGGGGTGAAGCTGAACCCCGCGCTGGAGCGTATGGTGTCGTTGATCCGGGCGCAACGGTCACTGGATGGCTCCGGTGCCGCGCGGGGCGAGGCCTGGTCTATTGTCTGGCCGCCGCTCAAGCCGGCAACGGCGAAAGAGGAAGCCGAAGTCCGCAAGGCTAACGCCGAGGCGTCGGCCCGCGAAATGGAGGCCCTGAGCACGGCCGTGGACAACGGGCTTAGCCAGGACCAGGCGGTCCGGTACATGAAACAGGAAGGGCTCTATGGCCTCATCCCCGACGCCGCCGGCGAGTCGGCCAAGACGTACGCCGCGTCCACCTAAGCAATGGCGGTACCCGCTGGGCGAGGAGCGCGACTATCTGCGCGCACTGCGCACCCAGGCGGAGGCCGCCGTTCTGGCGGTCGAGCGGCATGTGTTGCCGGCGCTGCCCTCGGTGTTGCGGGAGGACGACCTGCGCAATACCCCAGAGGGCGACGACGGCTGGTTTGAATCGTTGCGCCGGGCGTTTATGGAGGCCCTGGGGGCCGCCACGGTGGCGGACGGCAAGGCTCAGAGCCTGGCCGCGATGGTGGCCCAGCGGGTCGACAAGTACAACAAGGAGCAGTTTCACCGGCTGCTTCGGCGGGCCTATGGCGTCGACGTTTTCAAGGCGGAGCCCGGCCTGGCCAAGATCCTGCGGCCCTGGGAGGCCGAGAATATCGGCCTGATCAAGTCGATACCCGAGCAGTACCTGAACACGCTCCACGGGCGCGTGGTTGCCGCGGTGCGCAAAGGCACGTCCTTGCGCGACATGACGCGGCAGATCCGCGATTCGTACGACTTGCCGCGCAACCGGGCCGAGCTGATCGCCCGGGACCAGATCGGGAAGCTCAACGGTGATCTGAGCCGTTATCGGCAAACCAACATCGGCGTCGAAGAGTACGACTGGCGAGGCGTCATGGACGAGCGCGAACGGGAAGAACACGTCGCGCGCGAAGGCCAGCGGTTTCGTTGGGATTCCCCGCCGCCGGACGGGCACCCGGGGCAGCCGATCCGATGCCGCTGTTGGGGCTCCCCCGTGCTGCCGGCCCTCGATGACTTGGACGCTTTGATCGTTCACTGAGGATAGAACCATGGTTATGCGCTATGACCGGGTGCCGTTCAAGGCGACCCGCACGGACGAGGGCTACCTCGTCGACACCCCGGTGCTCACCCGCACGGGTGTTTTCGAGTACCGCGACAGCGCCGGCAACGTGCGGCGCGAGTACCGCCCGCCGGAGGAAGTGTTCCACGCGGACTCACTCGCCAGCTTGCGCGGCAAGCCGGTGACGGACGGACACCCCGGAAAGGTGGATTCCAAGAATTTCCGCCAGCACGTTATCGGCACGATGCTCTCTGAGGGGCGGCGAGACGGTAACAACATGGTCGGGGACTTGATCATCTATGACACAACCTCAGTGGACGCCGGTAACAAGGAATTGTCGCTGGGCTATGAGTTGGAACTAGACGAGACCCCGGGCATTTCTCCGGAAGGCGAGCGGTATGACGCCGTCCAGAGAAAGCTCCGATACAACCACAACGCTGTGGTGAAACGTGGCCGCGCCGGCGTGGCGCGGCTCAACCTTGACGCGGCAGACGCCGTAACGAAAACCGAAGAGGAACACGACATGAACATGGTCAAGATCCGCCTCGATTCCGGCCTGTCGTATGACGCGGCTCCGGAAGTGGCGAACGAGCTGGAGCGCCTTCGCGCCGAGGTGAAGACCGCCACGGCCAAGGCGGACACCGAGGCGGCCCGGGCCGACACTGAGAAGGCGCGTGCGGATAAAGCCGAGGCCGGAATCGCCAAGGCCCGCGAAGACGCCCACGGCGCCGCCCTGGCGCGCGTGAAGCTGGAAGCCGCTGCTACCCAGCACAAGGTGGAATTCAAGGCCGACACCGCCGACCGCGCGCTGCGCGAGGGCGTCATCAAGGCCATCCGCGGCGATTCGTTCGATCTGGCTGGCAAGTCCGACGGCTACGTTGAAGCGGCCTTCGATATGGCCGTCAACGATGCCCAGGGCCGCCAGGATGCTCTCGCGAATCAGCGCCGCGAGCTGGGCGGTAGCTCGAAGTCGGCGCCCACCGGCAAGGAACGCGCCGACGGCGCTGAGGCGCCGGTGTCGGCGCGCTCCGCCCGCCAGGCCTATCTCTCGAACCTTCAGAAAGGAGGCGAATAATGCCCCCCGTTTATGACGACCGCATGGACGTTGCCTACGCCGGCATGAAGGCGGACCTGGGTTACGACGACGTCGAAACCTGCGCCGCGGCTAGCAACATCGCGCCGGGCGTGATCGTGGGCGACACCACGAATGACCGCATCGTTGCTGGTCCCGGCTCCCGCGTCCGCGGCCTGGCCCTGCACACCCACACGATCCCCCGCGAAGGCGGCTATCGCGAGTTCGACGCCGTCAGCGTGCTGCGCGTGCGCCGCGGCTGGGCGAAGGTCACCAGCGGCGGCGCCGTCACCAAGGACGGGCCGGTGAAGTGCGCGGCCGACGGCACGGTGTCTGACGCCGGCGCCACCGCGGTGCCGAATGCCGTTTTCCGCTCCGCAGCGGTGGACGTTGCCGGCGGCAAGATCGTCCTGATCGAGCTGCACGCTCCGTTCGCGGAGGCCCCCGCGGCTCCCTGATCGCCCCGCACCCCCTCAAGAACAACCCAAGGCCCCGGAAGGGGCCTTTTTCATTGGGAACACCATGGAAAAGCACGAGCATTACGACGAGGCCGACCTGCCGGCCGTCAAAACCATCGTCGTGGCGCTGGCCGGCATGCGCGAGGACGAAGGCCTCTTTACCGCCCGCCAGCTGGACTACGTCAAGACGCGCACCTATGACAAGAAGCTGCCGCCCATGATCGGCCTGCAGCTGGTGCCGATCTCCACCGAGGTGCCGGAATGGGCCGAAACCTTCACGTACTTCATGTACGACGAGGTCGGCATGGCGAAGATCGTGGCGAACTACGCCGACGACCTGCCTCGCGCCGACGTCAAGGGCGAGGAGAAAATCGCCGCGGTCAAGAACATCGGCGACTCGTACGGCTACAGCGTGATGGAACTGCGCGCCGCCGCGGCCAATCGCACCGATCTGCCCACTCGCAAGTCCATGGCCGCCCGCAAGGCGGTCGAGATCAAGCTGAACCAGATGGCGCTCATCGGCGACACCAAGTTCGGCCTCTATGGGCTGACGAATCACCCGAACGTCCCGCTGGTGGTGGGGCTGCACGGCGACTGGCTGAATTCGGCCACGACCGCTGATCGGATCCTGGCCGACCTGGACATGATCTATGACGCGGTGCCCAACCAGTCGAAGGACGTACATACGCCCACCCGCATCGTCATGCCGACCGACCATCGCAGCCGCATCTTTTCGCTGCGCGTCCCCGACACGAACGGCAAGACGGTGGGGCAGTTCTTCCAGGACAAGCACCCCGGCCTGCAGATCTTGGGCGCGTCCGAGTTCAAGGGCGCCGGCACGGGCGGCAAGGACCTGCTCCTGGCTTACGAGTACAGCGAGGAAAACCTCGCCATGGAGCTGCCCATGCCGTTCAACCAGTTGGCCGCACAGGCGCGTGGCCTGGAGCTGGTCGTTCCCTGCCTGGCGCGTGCCGGCGGGGTCGTCGTTTACTACCCGCTGTCGATGGCGAAGGGAGAGATCTGATGAAGTACTGCCTCAATACCACCAAGGCCGTCATTAACATCGGCGGCCATACGGTGATCGCTCCGACGAAGGGCGCCTGGGTCGACCCGGAAGTCCGCGGCGTACAGGACCTGATCGATCGCGAACTGCTGGTCGAGGGTGACGCGCCGCAGGATGACACGGAACCGAAGAAGGGCGCCGCGTCAGGCAAAAAGGCGCAAGGCGACAGCAAGGAGCCGTCCACGGTCAAGGATCTGAAAACCTGGCTGGACGCGCAAGGCGCTCAGTACTCGGCGTCGGCGTCCAAGGCCGAACTGCAGGGCCTGTACGAAGCCCTGAAGGCCAACGCGGTGGTGCAGGGCGGCGCCGACGCCAACGGCGGCGCAGGCGGCGAGGGGCAATAACCATGGCGGCCACTGTCGAGGATCTGGACTTTCTGGCCCCGGCGGTGGCCTCCATGCCGCAGGGTGATAAGGCGCGTGCGCTGTCTATGGCGGCCGGGTATCGGCCCGCCTGCCTGCCAGAGAGCAAGCAGGACGAAGCCCAACTCTGGTATGCCGCTTGGCTGTTGTACGGGATCAAGCTGCAGCGCGCCGCGGACGCGGACGGCGTCATGGCGCGGCCGGGCGTCGTCAGCGAGAAGGAGGGCGACCTCCAGCGCACGTACGGCACGGTGGAAGGCGCAGCCGATCCGGCAGGCTTCTATGAGAAGTACGAGCGGCTGGCCCGGCTATGCCGTGTCGGTGCCGCTACTGTCAGGAGCAGGCCCCATGTCCACGACATCCACCGATAAGGGTTTCGACCAGTTTGTCCGGCTCACGCGCGCCATTGACGGCCGCGGCGTGAAGTTCGGCGTTCAGGCCGACGCAGGCAAGGATCCAGAGACAGGCGCTGACCTGCTGGATATCGCCATCTATAACGAGTACGGGACCGAGACGATACCGGGGCGGCCGTTCATGCGGGACTTTGCCGAGAAGAACGGCAAGGTGCTGGGCCAGGCCATGGATCGCATGGCCGGCGCCGTGCAGGACGGGCAGCTGGGCGTGGATGCCGCGTTGGATCAGTTGGGCGCCTTTGCTGAAAAGCACCAGAAGGAACACGTGCAGCAATCCAAGAAGTGGGCCAAGCCGAACGCTCCGTCAACAGTCCAGAAGAAGGGCAGCGACGTGCCCTTGATCGATCAGGGCCTCATGGTGGGCGCCATCCGGTACGAGAAGGTGTAGGCCATGAGCTTTCGCAAACCGCATGTCATCCGTACGCGGGCACCAGGCCAGTATGTGCGCGGGCGCTGGGAGGACGGCGCCCCGGGCGCGGACGTGCCGATTCTGGCCTCGGTTCAGCCCGCGAAGCCGGGCGACTATGACCTTCTGCAGGCGCACCCGGAGGGGCGGCGCGTGCACGCGGCGGTGCGGATCTACACCAACGCGGTGCTGAATGTAGCCGGGCAGGACTGGCGCAATGGCGACCGGCTAGTCTGGGGCGCCGGGCCGCTGGCGGGCGAGTACCTCCTGGTAGGCGTGGCGCCTTGGCAGTCTGGCGTCATCCCGCATTTTCGTTACCTGGCCGTCTTGCTGGCGGCCGCTGAACAGTAGAAAGCCCGAGAGTTCCCCGGCTGTCTGGACTGGGGCCGGACGGGGCTAAACGTCCGGAAGGACTCACCAGACCCGGCTGGGCGTTCCAGGCCACCGGGGAGGGCGGTGCCGAGTCGACGCGCGCGCGGCGATAGTCCCATCGGCACAGAATTTTCTAGGGGCGGGTATGGATCCACAGGACGCGATCTTTGAACTGATCGAGGCGGCCGCCGGCGGGGTGACTGTGATCTTCGCTGAAGAGAACGGTCCGCGTCCGCATGCGCCATATGTCGCGCTGTCGGTCCGTTGGACCCAAGCAAGCAATGCAGAAGCGGGCCGCGTAGGCGAGGACGGCATGCAGAGCGTACGGCAGCATGATGACGCCACGGTCGAGCTGCAAGCGTTCGGGCCTGCCGCCTATGACAGCCTGGACGAACTCGGGCTAAAGCTCCGGCATCCGGTCTATCGGGATCGCGCGGAGGCCCTGGGCCTGGCACTTTTCGAGATCGGGCGCCTGCAGAACATACCTGTTCTGAGGGACGCGGCGCGGTACGAGAAGCGCGGCGTCATGGAACTGGGCATTCGATATGCCCGCAGCTTCGCGGCGCATGTCGGATTGATCGAAGCCGTTGAGGGCGGGTATACCACCACGGGAGGCGTCGTCGACTTTCCGGAAACAACATTTTCTATTCCTGCAGCGGCCAAGCCGTAGCGCAGTTGCATTTCGCCATCCGGCCGCCTTCAGGCGGCTTTTTTTATGGAGCCGCAAATGGCAAATATCGACCGGATCGTCCAGGTGGCGATCTCCCTGAACACCACCGCCGTCAAGGAGCAAAATTTCTCCGACGTGCTGGTGCTTGGCGCCCACGCCGTAGCCGTCAACCGGATCCTGGTGGTGACCGAGGCATCCGAGCTGCTGGACCTGGGCGTCAGCCAGGCCGACCCGCTCTACATTGCCGTCCGGGATGCCTTCAAGCAGATCCCGACTGTTCAGCGCGTCTTTGTTGGCCGCCGTCTGGTAGACACCTCGCGCGTGGCGGTGACTCGCGCGGCCCCGGCGGTCTACAAGATCACGATGCAGTGGCGCGACGCCGACGGCAGCGTGCGGTCGGCTGACGCGACCTTTACGGGGCTTGCTGACAGCACCCCCACGACCATCGCGGCCGGTCTGGTTGCCGCGGTCACCGCGTCCGCCGCGCCGGTCACGGCCACGGCGGTAGGCGCCGAGGTGTCGATCACGGCGGATGACGCGAACACCGCGGTGGCGGTCAGCGTCAAGGGCAACCTGGCGGTTGCCATTCCGACCAGCAGCGAATCGCCCACGGCCGCGCTCACGGCGTGCCGTCAAGAGAACGCCGATTGGTACGGCGTTGCGCTGGCCAGCCGTCTGGAGGCGGACATTCTGGACACGGCGGAATGGGTGGAATCCAACGGCTGCCTGTTCGGCGTTTCGAGCGACCAGGCCGGAATCATCGACGCGGCCGTCGACACGGACCTTGCGTCGAAGTGCCAGCAGAAACAGTACTTCCGCACCCACGTCTGGTTCCACCGGAAGGCGACCAGCGAAGCGCTGGACGCGGCGGTGATGGCGAACCGCTTCACCTACTACCCGGGCGGGGAAACCTGGGCTAATGTCCGCCTGGCCGGCGTGACCTATGACAACCTTGCCGAAGGTCAGGCCCTGGCCGCCCACGGCAAGAATGCCAATACGTTCGAGCAGATGCGCAACTTCGCCATCACGCAGAACGGCAAGGTGGCCGCGGGCGAATGGATCGACGTGATCCGTGGCCGCGACTGGTTGGCGGAGCAAGTCAAGATCAACGTCGCTACGCAGCTGATCAATGCGGACGGCAAGGTGCCGTTCACCGACGACGGTATCCAGATCATTGTCAATGGGCTGCGCCAGGCGCTACTGCTTGGCCAGGCACGCGGGCTGATCGCCCCGGACGAGGTCGACGGCGCCGGCAACCGCATCCCGGGTTTCGTCATCACCGTGCCGCGGTCGATGGATATTCCCCCCAATGACAAGGCCAATCGCGTCCTGCGCAACCTAAAGTTCAGCGCGCGCTTGGCTGGCGCGATTCACGTTGCCGAGCTCAAGGGCAACCTCACCTATCAACAAATCTAACGGGGCGACTATGTCCGTAAAAACTTATGATCCCGGCCAGATCAAGGTCGTCGTCGGCGCGGTTGCGCTGAGTGGCTATGCCGAAGACACGTTCGTCACGGTCGTGGAAATTGGCGAGGGCATTTCCTCGGTGTCCGGCGCCGACGGCGAGGTGGCGCGGTCGATGTCCCGCGATTCTCGCTTGCGCATCACGGTGACGCTCCTGCAGACGAGCAACAGCAACGCACTGCTGACTGCCCTGCACCAGACCGACAAATCCACCAACGGCCAGGGCATCGTGCCCGTGGCCGTGACGGACTTGCGCGGTAAGTCGCTGCACGCCTCGGACGCCGCCTGGGTGGTGAAGATGCCCGACGCGGGCTACGCCGCGAAGTCTGGAACGCGCGAATGGGTCATCGAGACCGGCCCCGCAATCAACGTCGTTGGAGGTAACAGCTGATGAGCCGCAATCTTACGGTGCTGATTGGCGCCACCACCTTTCATATCTCCAAGTTCGACGCCTTCCGGCAGATGGAGATCCTCGGCGACCTGCAGAAAGAAGTGCTGCCGGCGGCCGGCGGCGTTTTGGCGGCAGTTTTCGGCGCCGGCGACGGCGGCCAGGGGCAGGACGAACAGGCAATGGCACAGGCCATTAACGAGCTGTCCCAGCGTCTGAGCGGGGAGTCTCTCAAGAAGTGGGCCAACGTGCTGCTTGACGCCGAGCTGATTAGCTTCGAGCTGGATGGGCGCGCGCCCCAAAAGCTGACCTCGGCCCACCGCGGCATGGCGTTCGAAGACTTCTCCGAGATCCTCGAACTGATGTTTCACATCCTGAGGCACAACTTTGCCGGCCCTTTCGGGCGCTGGGCCGGCCACTTTGGTCCGGTCCGCGAGAAGCTGGGGAAGTTGTCGGGCGGTTTGACCCCGACCTCGAGCGCGAGCTAGTCATCTGGCGCCCGGTGTTGGCCGGGCTCGTCAGTCTGGACGCCATACGCCGCCGTGAAGTCGATTTGCTCGACCTCATGAAGGTAAATGCGCTTTTGGACGCCCGGGAGGCCGCCCAGGAACAAGCACGTAGGAAGGCACCACAATGACCATTGCGCGCGAACTCGTAACGCTTCTGCGCTACCAGGTGGACGAATCTGGGCTCAAGAAGTACCAGGGCTCCTACCAGGCGGCCCGGGAGGGGATGGGAAAGGCCAGCGGCCAGATGGTGCAGTCGATGCGCCAGGCGGTGGCCGGGTCTGGGCTTTCTGGCCTGGTCGCCCGCGCCCGGTCTGGACTGGGCACCGTGCGCGAGGTTGGGGCCGGGGTCTGGGAAGGTGTGCACCTGGGCATCAACGATGCCCGGCAGGCGCAGCAGCGCCTGACTCGGTCCCAATGGGACGGCACCAGAGCGGTCAAGGAGCAGGCCAGCGCGTACGAAGGCCTGCGGAACATCATCGGCGCCTATCTCGGCTTCTCGCTGATCAAGCGGATCGGGAGCGACGTGGACGCGTGGGGGCAGTTGGAGGCCCGCATGCGCCAGGCTACGGCGTCGGCGCAGGAATACGGGGAGGTCGACAAGGATCTGGCGCGGATCTCGCGCCTGACCTACAAGGCGTACGCGGACAATGCGGAGCTGTTTGTTCGTACCCGCCGCACGATGGCGGATCTCGGCAAGTCGACCCAGGACACGGTCGACGTGACGGAAGGTTTGTCCTTGGGCATGGCGCTGTCCAGCACCAAGGCCCAGGACCAGGAATCGGTCATTTCGGCCCTGACAGCCGCCATCATGCAGGGCAAGCTGGGGATGGAGCAGTACGCCACCCTGATGCGGGCGGCGCCGCGTCTGCAGGTCGCCCTGGCTGACGGCCTAGGCCTGACCACCGACAAGCTGCTCGAGCAGGTCAAGGCGGGCAAGGTCACCACCAATCAGTTCTTGCCGGCGCTGCAAACGCAGCTCGCCAAGATGCGGGTTGAAGCGGAGGCCATGCCCGTCACGATCGCCGACGCGATGACGGTGTGGAACGACGCGTTCCAGCGGTTCTTCGGACAGATGAGCCTGGCCCGCGCGTCAGTCACCGGCGTGACCAAGATCATCGAGACGCTGGCTGACAACATTGGTACGGTTATCAAGCTGCTGGCCCTGGTAGGCGGAGCATGGGGCCTGGTGGCGCTGCGCAACTGGTTGCGCCTGGTGACGTTCCAATCCGGCGGCCTTATCCGGTCGCTGAGGGGCGCCACGCGCGCCGCGATTGGCCTGGACTCCGCCATGGCCTTGCGCCGGGGGCCGGCCGGCGCGATGCGCATGCTGGCCATGTGGAATAGGTCGCTCGCGCCCCTCCTGCGCATGGCGGCCATTCTGTATTCGATCTACCTCCTGGTCGATGACATTGGCGTGTGGTTCCGGGGCGGCGACTCTGTCTTCGGTGACCTGATCGGTCCCGTGGAAGAGTGGAAAGGCGAGATCCAAGCAGTTAAGAATTTCCTCACGCAGATCAAAGACCTACTCGGCGGCGCCGGGCAGGCTCTTGGCCCTTGGGTGACGAAGTGGGGCACGATCGCCGTCTTGCTCTATGGGATCTTGGCAATTCTTTCGCCGATCCGCGGGGTGATCACGTTCCTGGCCCTGCGCGCCATCCCCATGCTGTGGGCGGCGTTTGCCGCGCACCCCGTGGGGCGCGTCATCAGTCTGATTCTGGGCGGCCTGCTCCTGGTGTGGCAGAACTGGGACCGCATCAGCAAGTTCTTTGGCGAGACCTGGGAGGAGTTCAAGGCCAAGGGGAAAGCGGCGCTGGACGGCCTTCTGGGCTTCTTTGAAGACCTGGGCGGGCGGATGATCGCCAAGGTGAAGGAGATCGGCAACGCAATCCAGACCTGGATTACCGACAAGGTCGAGGCCGCGGCCAAGTGGCTGAAGGAGTTGCTGCCTGGTCAGATGCTTACGGATGACCAGAAAGCGCTCATGACCGGGCCAAGAGGGGCGCTTGCGGCGCAGCCGCAATGGCAAGCGTTCATGTCGGGTACGGGCGTTCCGATGGTATCGCCCGGCGCTGCGGTTCGCGCTGGCGCGGGCGGAGCCAGTGGGCCGGCGCAGGTTGATATCCACAACGAGGTCACGATACATGCGCCCGGCGCGGACCCCAACACCGTCGCGGGGGCAACCCGGCGGGGGCTGGAAAGCACGCAGAGCCGGAGCATTGACCGCATGTCGCGCATCTTTGGCATCCCGATGGGAGTCGAGGTTGCGCCGTAAGGGGGTAGAGGATGAGCTTTGTTTCTATGATTTTCGGGTGGGGAGGCGGCAGCAGCATAGGCGTGATCCCCCTCGATGCGCTCATCAGCGAAGCGACCGAGCTGGAAAGCCAAGCCACCAGCTACGCGGTGGAGGACGGGCCGCCCGTCACGGATCACATCGTGCAGGACTCCGAGCGCTTGGCGCTGGACGGCTGGGTTACAGCGGCGCAGGTGACCTTGCTAGGGCTTGGGGTGCAACGCGCCGGCGGGGCCGTCTCGCTGGGAACCGGGCGGCAGAAATTGATCAGCGCCAAGGCGGCGCTGCGCAAGATTCATGCGGATCGCCTGCCCATCACCGTCACGACGGGCCTGGACGTCTATGTCGACTTCGCCATGACGCGGTGTTCGATTGGGCGCACCAACGACGGCGGCGATAAGTTTTCTATCACGGCCGAGCTGAGGAAGATCCGCAAGGTGACCCTGCGCCAGGCCGACATTCCGCCAGAGAAGACCAGCGGCACGGCCTCCGGCAAGGCGGGCGGCACCAAGACGAACGCCGGCAAGGCCAACGGCGGGGAGCCGTCCGCGCGCGAGCAGTCGGAGCTGAAAGGCAAAGTCGGCACGATTTTCGGGGGGTAGGGCAATGCAGAAAATTCCCGTCATCGACGCCAATGACAGCCTGACCGAGGTTGAGCTCGAGGGCATGACCTATTTCCTCCAGCTGTCCTGGAACAGCGAGGCCGGGCAATGGACGCTCTCGATCGAGAACGCCTACAACGAGATCATCGTCGCCGGTATTGCCGTCATGCCGGACAGGCCGCTCCTGGCCTGGTACCGGCACCTGGCAGTGCCGCCAGGTGAGCTGGTCGCGCTGGCGCCGGACCGGCGCAACACGATCAGCCGGGAAGCCCTGCCGGCCGGCCAGGTCGTGCTCATCTATGTCGAATCGGCGGAGGTAGCTAATGGCACGGTTTGACCGGGTTTACCGGCTGCTGGTCGGCAAACCGAAGCAAAAGGGTGTGGAGATCGTTCAGCCTATGCGCATCACGTTCGACGTGACCAAGGACGCAGCCGAAGAGCCGAACGAGCACGTTATCCGCGTTTACAACCTGGCGGAGTCCACGCGCCGCGCCCTGGAAGAGCCCGGGCTTATGTGCGTGCTGTACGCCGGGTACGGGGAAGAGGACGGGCCGCTGCTGATGGCTTCCGGCAGCGTCGTCTTCGCATACACAAAGTTTGAGCAGCCCGACGTCGTAACCGAACTGATCGTCAAGGACGGCTACGCAGAGGTGCGCGACACGGCGGTATCTATCGGCCTTGGGCCGGGCGCCCAGGCCTCGTCCATCATCCGAGACATTGCGCGCCAGATGGGCCTGCCATTGGTCATGTCCGACGACGTGCCGGACCGGCGCTGGCAGCAGGGGTTTTCGTTCTATGGCGCCGCGCGTACGGCGCTGCACAAGGTGACCCAGGGGACCGGCCTGGAATGGTCGATCCAGAACCAGCAGCTGCAGGTCCTCGCGCGCAAGGGTACGACGCGCAGACGGGCCGTGGTGTTGGCCGCGGATTCGGGGCTGCTGGGGTATCCCGAACGTACGCGCGAGGCGGCGCGGGAAAAGGCCAAGGTGAAGGACAAGACCACCGGCGACGACGTCAATATCGTCAGCGCGCGGCAGCAGCGCGACGGCTGGCGTGTCACATCCCTCCTGCTGCCCACACTGAACCCGGGCGACCTGGTCAAGCTGGAAAGCCGCACTGTCGAGGCGTTTCTGCGAATCGAAGCCCTGCGCAGCACGGGTGACAGCGCCGGCGGCGATTGGCAAACCGAGCTTGAGCTCGTCGATCGATACGCACCGCCCAAGAAGAAGGCAAGTTCATGAATAGCAACCCGACCGCTGCGCTTAGGGCGCTGATTGCCAGCGAGCTGGCCGACGTCTACACCACGCTCCCGGGCGTGGTTGTGTCCTATGACGGCAAGTCCGTCACGGCCCGGCCGGCGCTGGCGAAGCGCCTGGCCAACGGCGAGGTGTTGAGGGCGCCTCAGATCGTACGCGTGCCCGTGTGCTGGCCGGTGGGGGATGTGAACAGCGCGCAGGCGTTGATCTCGGTACCGCTCAAGGCGGGCGATCCGGTCAAGCTGTCCTTTTCAGCACGCGCGCTGGAAAACTGGCTGGCGGGCAGCGACGGGCCGCCGGACGACCCCCGGCAGTTCGACCTATCGGACGCCTTCGCGACTCCGGTTGTAAGGCCGGGAACGGTGGCGGCCGACACGGAGAACGTCAGCATCCAGTACGGGCCCGGAACCCTGAAGTTGTCGCCAGGCGGTGACCTCACTTTCAACGTCAAGAGCTGGACCGTTCAGGCCGAACAGACGACGTTCAATTCGCCCGTGATCGTGAACGGTCCCTTTTCCTACACGCAAGGCCTTTCGGGCAAGGGCGGAACGGGCGGGCCCTCGATGCGCGTGCAGGGCGGCGTGGCATTCGAGGGCGGCCAGCTGACCCATGACGGCAAGAACGTGGGCAGCACGCACAAACACCCCTATGCCGGGGGAATGACAGAGGAGCCCGTCTGATGAGCCTAGACCTAGAGCTGTCCGAGGACGGCGATCTGGCGCTGGACCTGATGGGCGCCACACGCCTGATTGGCGGTGCGCAGCGGGTCCGCCAGCAAGTCGAGATCACCCTGCGCGCGTTCTTCGGGGAGTGGTTTCTCGACACTTCCTTCGGGGTCCCGTACCTCGAGGAGATCCTGACCAAGAGCCCGGACCGCGCGTCCATCGAGGCGGTGCTGCGTTCGCGCATCGTCGATGTCCCCGGCGTGACCACCGTGCGGCGGCTTGACCTGGAAATGGACCGCACCGCGCGCGCGTTGCGGGTGACTTTCGAGGCCGAAACCGCGGAAGGCCTCGCAGGCGGCTTCGTGACGCTGTAGGCGTCTCAAACACAGAAAACTCAAGAGGTTACCTATGGTCTACGGTGTAACGCCGGACGGGTTTGTGCGCATGCGCCTGCCCGAAATTCGCCAGGAGATTATCGAAGACCTGCGGGCGAAGCTGCGCGCGGCTGGCGTGGCTGAGTCCGTGGAGACTCGCCCAGACAGCATTACCGGGCTACTGATCGACACCTTCGCGGAGCGCGAGGCGGCCCTGTGGGAACAGGCGGAAGGCGTCTATCTCGCCATGTACCCGGGGTCGGCGGCAGGCGTGTCTCTCGACCGCGCGGTGTCGTTCACTGGCGTCAAGCGGTTCGGGGATGAGCAGTCCCGTGCCTATGTAGTCCTGTACGGGCTGAGCGGCACCAGTGTTGGGCAGGGGGCACAAATCCGTCACCGCGTCAGCCAGAACTTGTGGCGGCTTGCCGGCGATGTGCGGATCCTGCCCGGCGCCGCGTCCGACGTGACGCTGCAGCCCATCGTGCAGAACAACGCGACGTACTCGGTCTCCGTCGGAGGCCAGCCGTATACGTACACCTCCGCTGCCGTGGCGAACCTTCCCGGGATCCTGGCCGGCCTAGTGGCGGCGCTGTCCGCCAGCGATCTGGACGTGTCCAGCGACGGCGCATCAATTCGGGTGCACACGGGGGGCCGAGTAGCAGCAGCTTTCACCTGGTCTGCAAATCTGTCGCTGGTGCGCCTCGGCTCGCCCGGTCTGGCGTTGTCTGAGGAAGCCTCGGAAGAAGTCGCAGGGGTTGGCGACCTAAATGCGATCGTCACGGCCGTGGACGGCTGGGACGCGGTCGACAACCTGCAGGCGGGTACCGCGGGCCGGCTGGCTGAAAGCGACGCCGAACTGAGCGCGCGCTATCCCTCGGGCCTGTTCCGGCTCGGCGCCGGCACGCGGCCAAGCATCGCCCCCAATATCCGGGACCGGGTGCCGGGGGTGCGTGCGATCGAGGTGTTCGAAAACGACACGGACGAGATCGATGCCGAAGGCCGACGGCCGCATTCGATACACGTGGTCGTTGACGGCGGCCTGGACGAGGAACTGGCCGAGGCGATCTTTCGGACGAAGGGGGCCGGCATTGACACCAACGGGGCGCACCAGGTGCTCGTCCTCGACGAAGAGGGCGCCCAGCAGCCTATCAATTTCGACCGGCCCGAGCGGGTCTACGTCTGGGTGTCGGCCGAGCTGACGTTGTTGCCGCCGTCTGAGCAGGTCTTCCCGCCGACGGGGTTGGACGACGTTGCGGAGAATCTGGCCGCGGCGGGAGACGCCTTTTCCATCGGCGCCGACGTCATCCGCCAGCGATTGTTCGGAGCGATCTACCGGACGCCCGGCATTAAGTCGGTGGTGCTTACCTTGGCGTCATCGACGGACCCGGCCTTTGTGCCCGGACCCGCTGACTACGCAGAAGAGAACATCGAGATCTTGGACGCCCAGCGGGCGGTGTTTGATCGCTCGCGCATCAAGGTGACCTGATGGACCTTCAACAGAACCATGCCGCGATCGCGTGGGGCCACTGGCTGGGCCAGTTCCAGTCCAAGCCGCGATTGCGGGCTCTGGTGACGGCTTTGCTTAAGCCGGCAGACGGACTGCAAGGCGCGCTGCGCGATATGTACGAACAGCGGTGGCTGGATACGGCCGAGGGCAGGCAGCTGGACGGCATAGGCGAGATCGTGGGCCTGCCGCGCACGATCGATGACACCGTGTACGTCCGGTTTTTTGGCTTCGACGGCCAGCCGAATGTGGGCGGCTTCGGCGAGGCGAGGCTGCGGCGGGCCTACGAGCGCGCGGTGGGTGGGTCCACCACGCTCCTGGACCCCGAATACCGAAAGCTCCTTTATTGGAAGATCGCGCTCAACAACGGGCGCGGCACCACGCCCGAAATTTCGGCGGCGTTGAAGCCCATTTTCGACGTGTCGCGTGTCGTGGTCCAGGACGCAGGGAACGCCAAGATCCGGATCTGGATCGACCGAATCCCCGGTCCGAATGATCCCCTTATGACCAACCCCTACAAGTGGGTCCCAAAGCTCGCCGGCGTGGGCGTGCAGTTTATTTCCGGCTCGACGGATAAGCCCTTTGGCTTCCGGGAGCAGGGTTTCTATGGTTTCGGCGTCGGCGTGCTGGCGCGAAGGATTTAATACATGGCTGCTCCTACCTTTTTCGAGCTGTTCGACGCCTTATGGGCCGAAACCGGCACCGTCGGCGACATTTCTCTCGCGCAGTACAAAACGGGCTGGGCATTCATTGGCTCGCTGCCGCCAACCGTGGAGCAGTTCAACCTGACGCAACAGTTGAACGATCAGAAGTTGGCGTGGCTGTTCCAGCAGCTGAAGGCCGTGGCCGACGCCACGGGCGAGCCAATGGGCGCCGACAAGCTGGACACATTGCTTAAGGCGATGGGAGTCCTAATTCGCAATGCCACCCCTGCCTCGTCAGAGACCATATCTGGCCTGATAAAAATCGCAACTGCCGCTCAGGCTCAGGAGTTGACGGATGATACCCAAGCGTTGACCCCTGCCAAGCTCGTCAGCGCGATGGGCATTCTCCGCGGCAGCTGGGCGTTTATTGCGAGTGGCACTTTCGTCGTGCCTGCCGGTGTCAGCGTTCTGTACATCACAGCATGCGGCGGTGGCGGCGGTGGCGGGGCGTACAACGGCAGTACCAGTGGCGCGGGTGGTGGCGGCGGCGGGGGCTCTTGCTTCAAGCTTCGATTGAACGTTACGCCGGGGGATGTGATCCCGGTTACCGTTGGTCAGGGAGGCGGTGGGGCGCAGACAGCCAACGGCACCGGAGCATCGGGCGGTTCCACGTCGTTCGGTACTCATGTGACGTTGAATGGCGGGGCGGGCGGCATATCCGCGGGGCAGGGCGGAGTCGGTGGCGGGGTGTCTGGAACTACCGGACAACTCGGCATGCCAGGGCAACGGGGCGAACAATACAACCCGCTTAGCCTGTCGCAGCCACAGGGCGGCCGCGGTGGTGCATCGTTGTTTGGTGCAGGAGGCTATGGGGGAGGCCAAGGTTCTGGCAACCTCAATGGTCAGCCCGCGTTTGGCTATGGCGCAGGTGGTGGAGGCGGGGCGCAAGGCAGCGGCGCGTCTGGGACGAATGGCTTCCTGGTGGTGGAGTGGTGATCATGAAATACGCACAAATTCAGGATGGCTTGGTGCATTGGGTCTTCGACGCCGATGAGCCGCCCTCGTTTCACCCTGATGTCCAGATTATCGACATCACGGGCATGGCGCCGCTGCCTGTCGAAGGCCTGCTGTATCAGGACGGCGAGTTTGTTAAGCCGACGCCACCCAGCCTCACGCCTGAAGAGGCCTTTGCGCAGCGTGATGCGCTCTTGCGCGAGGCGGCAGTCCATATCGCACCGTTGCAAGATGCTGTTGACTTGGAGATCGCTACCCCCGAAGAACGGGCAGCCTTGCTGGCCTGGAAGCAGTACCGCGTGGCGCTCAATCGAATCGATCAACAACCGACTTTCCCGCAGGCCATCGATTGGCCGCAGCCCCCGGCTTGATGCTGGGATCCGCAAAGCACCTACCCGCTTCGGCGGGCTTTTTTTCGTCCATAGGAGATGGGATGAACGAATTTGAAAAGAACCTCGCCTGGCTGGCAGGCATTGGCGCGCTGATCGCTGTCGGCCGAGCCCTGACCAGCACCGAGCGCCTTTCCTGGCGTGTGGTCATCGGGCGGACGATCCTCGGCAGCGCGGTGGCTACTGTTGCCGCTCTGATCTACATCCCTTTTCCGGACGCGCCTATGCCTGTGGTGGTGGGCGCCGGCGCGGCCCTGGGGATCCTGGGTGAACAGGTGTTGGAGCTGGCGGCGCGCAGGCTGATTTCCTTCAAGTTTGGAGGTGATCCGAAATGAGCAAATTTCAACTGTCGCAGCGCAGTCTGACGCGATTGGTCGGCGTGCATCCCGATCTGGTCGCCGTCGTGAAACTGGCCATTCAGCGCACGGCCGTGGACTTCACCGTGGTGGAGGGCGTCCGGACGGTTGCGCAGCAGCGCGAGTACGTCGCGCGCGGCGCCAGCAAGACCATGAACAGCTACCACTTGCCACAGGAGGATGGGCTTGGCCACGCCGTCGACCTGGCGCCGCTGGTGGGTGGGGTGATTCCCTGGAACACTTGGCAGGCCTTTGCCGACCTCGCCGCAGTGGTCAAGGCCTGCGCTGCGGAGCTCAGCGTGCCGGTGGAGTGGGGCGGGGACTGGAAGTCGTTCAAGGACGGCCCTCACTTCCAGATTCCGCGCGACTGGAAGGGGCGCCCATGAACCTGCTGCTGCGCGCCGCGGCGCCGTACCTAATTGGTGCCGCGCTGGTAGTAGTCGTCATCCTGGGCGTGCGCTGGTATGGCGCCAGCCAGTTCCGCGCCGGCGTAGACAAAGCGAACGCCGATCACACCCTGGCCGAGCTCAACGAGTTCAAGGCTCAGACTGGCCGCCTGGCCGGAATCTCCAGCACTCTGGAAGACGCTCTGGCGGTCCTGCGCGACGCCAAGCCTAAGATCATCGAGAGGTACACCCGTGTCGAAGTCCAGAGTCCTTTGCCTGCTGGCTGCCGTATTGACGCTGGCAGGCTGCAGCACATCAACGAAGCCGGCCGCCTGGCCAATTCTGCCGGCCAACCTGGCGCAGCCGTGCCCGCCGGTGCCGGAGGTGACCAGCGATAGCTGGGACGACTTCGCGCGCAGCTATATGGAACTCGCGATCCAGTACGGGGAATGTTCCGAGAAGCACAGGGCCACAGCCGGCGCATGGCCGAAGTAGAACCGCGACCACTCAGACCCAGAGCCTTAAGAATGGCACAGGACCTAACAGACAAGAGAAAGGACTGGCGCGTTTCTGTATGGTTAGATCGACACTATTGGGATGTGTGTCAAAGAATACGTTATGGAGAGCACATACTAGAACCGCAATTCCTTGTGTGCTCTGGCCACGTAGCGATAAGGGCTCGCTTTGCCGACTGAGAGGTTTCTGCCGACTTGGATACTAGACGATAGTGTTGATGCGGCTCCCATGAGAGAGGAGGTTAAGTGATCCAAGCCGAAATGGCTCGATGCAAAGGCAACCGAGACTGCCTGGGCCAACTGCGCTGCCGAAATGCTAAACGAGAAATTCAAATCGGATAGCAAACTTCCGAACTTCCATTCCTTGTTGACTCGTACAAGATCGGAGCAACATGCCTCAATTCGATCTTTTGCCTGACGCAATGCTAACGACGGATCCGCGCCGCCCGCGACCGTTTGGTACAGACCTTCAATTTCTGTGCGAAAGCTAAATAGTTCCGCTGCCCGCTTGGCTTTGAATTCGAGTATTTCCGTAAAGGGAACATCTCCGGCAGGGATAGGGACGGCATGCGTTAGCGTGACTAGCAGCTCTCGACATGATGGGCTATCGCGGCCGATAACCTGCAAGGTTCTTTCGCCTTGCGCCATTGCCCAGCACCCTGGGTTGGCTTGTTCCAAATCTTCGTAGGCCCTTACCTGCGATGCAACGTACATCTCGCCGATGCCGCCATTGAGCTGCATGTTGACTGTTGGACGTATTAATACACCTGCCTCGACCAGGAACTGCAGGTCATTGTTGACCTCGGTACGGAAGATGTAGTTCACCGGCCAGGCAATTTTGTCCCAGAACAAAAGACTATACCGAGTCTCGATCGGATCCAAAGTCGACGTCTTGAGTTCGATATTGCGTGGTCCGTCCACAATAATGGGCGGGCTTAAAACGATGCCGCGCGAGGGCAGCACCTTCGGTACTTTGCCGTAGAGTAGGTCCGTTTCGCGCCTGCGTCTTGCCTCGCCCATGGTGGAGCCCTCTTAATGATATGAGCGTTTGTAACATGGCAAGTAATTTTGCGGTTACGTAGTCACCTAGGAGTTAGTGAGTTCATTGGAAAATCTGTATTTTTTGGCCGAAGTTTGACAAGCGCGATGTCGTCATTTGTGGGACTGTTTCATGACCTGTTCCGCCCGCACAGCCACCCAGAACCAGTGGCTGAACTTCCCGCGCTTGGCCTTCTGCTTGCGGAAGAAGAGACGGACGAGGCCGACGTGGGCGGCGTCGATTTCGACCGGGTAGTCGCGGTCTTCCGCAGTCGTCGCTACAGGTAGTGCCTCTTGGGCCCGCGCTACACACGGGCCGGGCACATGCTCAAGAATTCCGTTGTCGCTCATGGTTGGAAAATACTGTATGGTTGCACAGTATATTCCGCCTTAACCGGGGTCAGCTTTCGGGCTTGGCCATAGGTTCCGCGACCAGCCGGTCGGCCGGGTAGGGCACCAGGAAATCGCGTGTGTCCGCGACTGGCGCGGTGAGCCAGTCCTGATAGGCGCCCTCTGGCAGGATGACGACCATGCGCGTTTCCTTTCCGGCCTGGTGGTAGTTCTGGAACAGGGGATCCTGGTCGGCATTGATGGTGAGCATCGTGTAGCTCTCCTGCCACTGGCCCGCGGCGTCCCGGTAGCGATCCCACAGGCCGGCGATCCCCAGCGGCGCGCCGTCGGCTCGCGTGAAGCGGGTGGCTACCGCAGCGCCGGATCGCCAGTCGGGTTCGAAGATCGCATCAGCCGGAATGATGCAGTGCTGAGCTTTCGCCCAGGCGTTCCGAAAGGTCCATAGCTGGTGAGCGGTTTCAGAGCGCGCGTTGAACGTGCGATTCTTGCTGGCCTCTGCCAGCTTTTCAGGCCTGGTTCCGGGCGGAATCATTCCCCACTGGCCTAAGACCGCCTCGCGCTCGGGCACGGCCTCGTCGCCGGCATCATGCTCGATTGGCCGCCGGATATACACGCCTGGCCGGCGCGGCCACACGTCATATGAGCCGCCGGCCGGCTTATTGGGCGCGCCGAACTTCTTGAGCAGCAATTCGGCGTCCTTCAAGGTTTGATAGTGGCTGCACAT